TAACATTCGGGCTAACATTGGGGCTAACATTGGGGCTAACATTGTGGCTAACATTGGGGCTAACATTGTGGATAACCTTCGGGCTAACATTGAGGCTAACATTGGGGCTAACATTCGGGCTAACATTCGGGCTAACATTGGGGCTAACATTGGGGCTAACATTGGGGCTAACATTGTGGCTAACATTGGGGCTAACATTTGGGATAACATTGGGGCTAACATTGTGGCTAACCTTCGGGCTAACATTGAGGCTAACATTTGGGATAACATTTGGGCTAACATTGAGGCTAACATTGTGGATAACCTTCGGGCTAACATTGAGGCTAACCTTCGGGCTAACATTCGGGCTAACATTTGGGCTAACAAATTTTCCTATGAATCTTTTTCTTGCTATTGTAATCTTTCTGATTTTGGATGGGTAGCCTTTTATGATTACTTTAAACAACTCAATTACTTCAAATTTGATTGGAGTGATTTTGTAAACATTCAAGATTTTTTAAAATCAGGAATTTATGATTTTGTGGCCTTTAAAAAAATTATATTCGTTTCTTCAGGCCCGGTTGAAATTTATCAGGATATTAATAACCGTTTACATAATATGAATAAAGCTGCGGTAACTTTTAAGGACGGGTATTCTATTTACGCTATTCATGGACGTATTTTACCATCATGGATTTGGGAAAAGAAAGACGAAATAACAAAAGAAAAATTTCTATCTGAAAAAAATGAAGAAATACGGGGGGGAATTTATACAGTGCTTGGGGAAAGGAAGATTATGGAATTACTTGGTGCATCAGAAGTAGACAAACAAGTTATCCAACATGCAAATGAGGATATTGAGATAGTAAAACTTTATAAGACAAAAGAATCTTTTCCCGAAATAGGCAACAACCCCTTTGCGTGGGTTAAATTTATTTGTCCATCAACAGGATCAGATTATCTTATTGCTTGTGAACCTCATCATATAAATGCAAAAGAAGCTGCCGCATCATTAAGCCTTTTTAAGACAGAAGAATATTCATTTGATTTTAGAACTTAATAATAAAAACAAAACAAAATGAAACATTTAATTAAAGCACATCATGGCGATGTACAAATCAAAATGGTTGAATCGCTACCACAAAATGCGGTTAAAGTAAAAAATAAACCCCTTGCTTATGGAGAAGTATCGGGACACGTTCATGTACTTACCGGGAATGTAGAACTCTTTGAGATTGAAGGAAAAACCTTTGCTGTTGTCGGAAACGATGGCGCAAGAATGCAACACGTGAAGGAAAATATTCTTACTCCAAAATGTATGACAGAGGTAAAAGAACTTCCCATTGCAGATCACAAAAGTATTCTTCTTCCTCCAGGAACCTATGAGATAGGGATACAGAAACAATATAATCCCTACGAAAAGGTGTTTAAAAAAGTAATTGATTAATTAATTAAAAACAAGAGACATGACAAAACTCGCAAAGATCGAACAGAAAACTTTCCAGAATAAACCATCTGGATTCACGGTTGCTTTTGACGATAACCGAAGTGGTAACATGGACGAAAAGCAATCTGATAAAGGATTACGTGTAGGGGATAATGTTATTGTAACAGAGATTCCTTACACAAGCAAGGCGGGGAATACATCCACACTCTATGGTGTAAAATTGGATGTTGCCACAATAAAACCGCAATCACAACCCCTGCCTCCAGCACAAACGCCACCACAACCAAATAAATTATCACTCACAGTATCATCGTTAAGTGAAGCAAAGGCAAGCGCTACTATTAAAGCGATGGAGTTCATGGTTGATTGTTTTATTGCGGACAAAATTACATGGGATCAGATTCAACCCAAACACAAAGAATTGACAGGCTATCTATATGATGCCATAGATGAATGCAATTCGTGAGGATATCGCTGATTCTATTTTGTATCGTGTATATTTCTCATTAATGATGAAAGACATACTTTACGAAATTGGAGTTGACGCCACGAAAGAGAACAAGGCAATTCTACATGAATTTCATAAACGTATTTTGAATTATAAGACTATTGCGGGGATGTCACAACAAGTTGTCTCGGAGTTTTTACTGGAAGTAACTGTTTTCTGGGCTACAAACTTCGGAATTTTTGTAAGGACTTCCAAAAAACAAGATAAAGGGATAGAATGGTTGCCACTAAAAAAAGTATGGAAATTTCTTTAAAATTAATAACATGAACGTATCAGATTTAAGACTTAACATAGGTAAATTTGGCTCAATAAGGGCAGGAGAAAAGGGTTATAGAAAGACAGTAAATGGCATCCTGAAAGACATGGACACAAGGGGGACTGTGTGGTTCGTTGATAATGAGGGGTATGGCTATGCCTTTAAATCTGCCGATGTTGATTTTTTTGAACAAAAGGATTTTGAACCGCTTCCTGATAAGTATAATTCAGAAGGGGGAAGGGTCTATCTTAAGGAAACTAATAAGGAAGTGGACTTGAAAAAATAAACCTATGAAAAACTTTCTCCTTGACGCAAAACCTAATTTTGGTGAAGTAAAAGTAACCATTGAAGGACTCGACTACCAAATAAAGCGAGTAAAAACGAATGGAGTGATATTTCAGGTGTTCAATAAAGGCATTGAGATTGATTGTTCTGTCTTAACCCCGCAAGCGTGTAAAGCTCTTTATTGTTTATTAACCGTTAATGACTGTAAATAGTGGTGAATGTTAACGGAATAAGGAAGGAAAGAGTTGATTGTCTTCTTAAAAGGGCATGTGATTATTATGGGGTCGATATTAGTGAATTAACAACTACTCAAAAAGGGAGAAGCAACAGCAATAGCGTATGGAAATGGAAACGCTACCTTATTCTTATTCTCTATGATAATACAGACCTTGATTTCACCGAAATACAATCCGTTCTTGGTTATAAATCACGACCAATCTTATCAATTCATTATAATAAACTCAAAGAGGAATTATCAAACGAGTTTTACGGGTCAGATAAAATAAAGAGAAATTATAAGACACTATTAACAAATATTGGATTATGAGAAAAAATAGAGAATATCAGATTTGTAAGGACATTGCAATTTATATGCGAATGCAATACCCGAATGTTATCTTTCACTTTGACTTAGCAGGACTGAATCTTTCACGTGCGCAAGCAGGTATGATGAAAGCAATCCAAAGTGGTCGGGGATGGCCGGATTTATTTATTGCTGGCCCATATAAAAAGTATTTGGGTATATTCGTTGAGATTAAAACTGAAGGCACAAGACTATTTAAGGTTAATGGCGATCCCGCCACACCCCATATAGCCGAACAATTAGAGTGTATGGATAAACTCAGAACAATTGGTTATTCATGCCAGTTTGGAATTGGATTTGACAATTGTAAAGAAACAATAGACGAATACTTGAAATGAGGAAGTCATAGAAATTATCTGAATTGAATGTTGAATGAAAAAGGAAGACAAAATTTGGAAACAATTTGATAAGTATATTAAAATCATTAAACGCTTAATTAGGCAACCTGACCCAGACTTTGTTGCAATTGATTTTTATTTATGGAAAATTGAAAGGCGAATTAAAATATTAAAAGATTATTTAAATGCGTAAAATTATGAAAAACGAATGTTATTGTTCTAAGTGTGATTGGGAAGGTAGTATTGGAGAGGCTAAAACGAAACATTTTGGCGCTTATCGTGGAACGGGATATACAGATACAGATACATGGGGATGGGAAGAATGGGATGATTTAGTATGTCCTAAATGTGATACTGTTTTAGAATATAATGATATTGAAGAAGATACTTCTTATCTGTATCATAAAAACGAAGATGGTTCTGTAAGCTATGCGTAAAAGTAAACGATTATCGGATATGCTATTTGACAAGCCAAAACTTGTTATTAAAGACAGGGAAATGCTATTGTCAATTTATGAGGAATATTTACAAGGGCATTTTATTCATGTTGTTAATATGATAATAGCTTATGGCGATTTTGAGTTCTTCCGTGATTTACTAACTTTTCTACAAGACAAATATCGCAGCGAGACCCATAAAATAGGTGTTTATTCACATTTCAATTATTTATATTTCGAGGAGTTTAGAGTATGAAAGCAGTAAAAGCAAAGAGACCAAATAAGAAACTAACCCAGTTACTTAAACTTGACATTAAGGAAATTGCAACAGGAATAACTTCCGAGAAATTATCTGCAATATTCTTTGATGCGACCAAACTGAAGTGTCAGCCAGAACCATTATATCGTTTAGACTCTGCCGGGCATAGATACTATTACCGATTCAATGGAGAAGAACCGGAGTTCTATACGTCAGTTACTACCATGATTCGTAATACTATGCCAACTAGCCCCCATCTTATTCAATGGCTTATTGACAAGGGTGGTGATAATGGCAAGGATGAAGCCGAGGAAAGGGCACATTATGGTACGTTTCTTCACATTCAGTGCGGATCGCTGTTAATTAATGGTACTTATGATCTCGATAAACTACAAGGATTACTACAGGTTTATTTGACCGCTAATAATATTCCAACAGACAGAATCAAGTGGGCAGATGAATTAAAGAAGGATGTTCTTGCTTTTGCTCAATTTATGATAGACACCAACTGCAAACCATTAGCTATAGAGATCTGTCTATGGCATCCTATTGATGGCTATGCGGGGGCTATTGATATCGTTTGTGAGATGGACTTAATAGAAAAGGGATTCTTTGGTGAAAAATATCTTTCTGGTGTAAATAAAGGTCAGCCAAAGGAATCTAAACAAGTCAGAAGGATTCGTGCTATAATTGACATTAAAAGTGGAAGAAAATCTTTCTACGAAAGTGCCGAAATACAACTTTGTGCTTATAAGGAGATGTGGAACATTCATTTCCCTGAATTTCCTGTTGATAAGTTTATGAATTTCAGTCCGAAAGAATGGAGAACTACACCATCATACAATCTAAAAGATCAGACAGACAGTCGTAATGCACAGAAATTACCTCATTTGGTAGCCCTCGCAAAGATAGAAGATAGCAAGCGTCAAAACTCTTTTACTTTAGTAAGTGGAATTGTGGATTTAGTTAAAGGATTGGCTGGGAATATAGAGGAACTTACGTTTATTGAACTTATCAAAAAGAATAAATGATTCACACCGAGCAAGACGATATGATTTGGGCAGATGCATTAGATGATTTCAAACCCGACTACACCCCGATACCATGTTGGTCAGTCCTTCAGCTGTTTGAACTAAGGGGTCGTACCACAACACTTATCAAAGATAATCTTATTTATTTTTTATATACGTACTACTGTGTTTATGATGCTAACGTTAAGCGTTATTATAAAAGGCTTGGTCGGGCATACACGATAGACGAACTTTATTTCTACAAAGGCGAAGATGAGGCGATATCTAATATAAGGCATTTTGTTGAAGACAAGACGCTAACCATACTGATGTCCCAAAAGAGGGTAGATAGTGTCTCAGAGACTCTACGGAGGCTCTATAAAGCCTATTTTAGCACTGATGGCAAACTCGATTACCGATTATACATCAAACTACTTGATTTAAGTTTGAAACTAGAAGATTTTAAAGATAATCAAAAAGGAGTTCAGGGTTATAAAACTGCCATTAATTCTATGGAAGGTCAGGTAGCCAAACTCTGGCAAAAGGCAATTCCTAAAATCTGACTATCCTCCACAAAGATAGTATTTTTAGTTTATACGCATAGGGTTGGGGAAATTATCTCTTATTACTGTGTCAATAATTCCTGCGTGTTTTTGTATATAATACTGAGTAGATGATAAATTAAGATGCCCCAATTGTGTCATAATAGACCGTAAGGAGACCATGTTGGTATTATGTAAAGAAGTAGCTCCTGTCGCTTTAAAACTGTAGAACTTATACTCTTTAGGCATTCCAAATTTATCCCTATACTTATTAAACCGATAACGGAGCACGTTAATGCTGCAAGGAACGGTGTCTGTATTTTTATGCTTCCCAAAGATAAATAAGTCTTTATCTGCCTTTTCTATGCCATATTCTTTAAGAACAGTTATAAGCTCATTTGGGACAGTAACTATTCTTTTGTGTCCGTTCTTAGCGTGGTCGGCATCTACTTTTATTGTCCAATTGATAGTATCAATGTCTTTTACTTTCAGGAGTCGTAGTTCTCTCCCCGGCCTGGTAAAACAATAATATTCCATCAGACAGGCCACATAGAGTTGCTTATCTTTCTTTTTAATTTCTGTTAACAGGGTACGCATGTGTTCTTTCTCAATGACTTGTGCGCCCATGTCTGCCTTTTTTTGTGGCAACACAAAGAGATCAAATGGAAGTTTTATTATCTCACCTCTTGTCATTGCGTATTGGAACACCTGTCTTATATTGTTGCAATATTTATGACATGTTGGGCGATCTAATTTCTTCTCATCAGCAAGATAGATGGAGAACTGCTCAATTATCTGTTCATCAATTTTAGCCAAGGGGGTGTCGCTAAATCCGTACAAAGCTAACCACCGACTAAAGATATTAATTTTTCCAAGATAAGATTTATATGTCCTTTCTTTTACCTTTATTTTTATATTGGAAAGGAATGAGGGAATAATTTCATCAAATGTTTTCATGTCTTTAATTTTTTATACATCTTATTGAGAACCCGCTTGATTTAGCATTTGGCCCTCTATTTATTTTATTTATGGGGTATTCAAGAGATCTACAATATGCTGTAGTTTTATCATATTCTGAACCAGTCCAGAAATATGCTCCTTGTCCGTAGTCTCCGAAATCACCATACCACCCACTTCTAAAGCCTGCGAATAACGCCTTGAAATTAGATGATTCAAGTATAAAAGCATCCCCATCACCCCGCCAGTTTAAACTATCTGCTTCAGTAAGGCTCATCCCCATTAACATCTCTAATATCTTCCAATCGCCATCTCTTGGTACACGCCAACCGACCGGGCAAAGTTTATCGGTAACAGCATAATAATTATATAAGCACCCCATTATATTTTTATAAGAAATATCATTGTCATACCAACAAAAGGCATCTGTGGATAATGATTTCCATGTATTATTATCAGTAACATTTGGTATAGATAATCCATTATTATATTTAGTTGTTTTTAGATTTTCTGCCATCCATGTCTGTGTGCCAAGCATAACAGAGTCGTAAACATTACCATCAATATCATGAAGGGTGTATGGCTTTTTCATGATTGTATCAACGGGTTTTTTCCCTCCTATATTAGTTGAATCAGTAGCCGCTGCCTGTTCCGTAATGTATTCTATCTTTGTACAGGCAAAACAGAAAAGTAAAAGAAAGATTAATGTTTTCATAGTCTGGGAGTTTAATTATTTCCTATAAAATAATTTCTCGACCAATAAGTATATGGGCAGTAAAATGAAACAGATAATCGTTAGGATTACTGTTCCAGTGCTCCATAAAATGAATGGCAAGTAAAATTTTAATGTTTTCATAGTATTATTTTTAAGTTTACTGTGTAAATGTAAACTTAAGTTTTGAATTAAACAAATAAAGACTCAACTATTTTTCATAAAAAAAAGCGGGTCAAAGTTAATTGCCCGCTTAATTAAGAAAGAAAGTGTGTTAAAAATTCGCCTGTGCGCCTAAAATTATTCCAAATGCTTTATTTCCAAATCCATAATCGACACCTACATTAACAAAATTGAAGGCATTAATGGTAATTGCTGGTTTAATTGAAGCTGGTGTGATGTTATTAATATCAGTACCGAGTAATGCAACAAAACTTATACCCCAATCGCTTGCGGGTGTGCCATCAGGTGCTTGATAATAATGACGTATCCCGAATCCAGGGCCTACGCCACTTAAAGGAGCTGAATCGAACTGTTTTGTTGTCTTATTATAGACCAGTTCATCACCAACAACCGATGCGTTAAACCGCCATAAGAAAGTGGTATTAATAAGATTTGCTTTTGCCACCGTCAGGTTGATTGTTTTAAATAAGTCTTTAGGGACGGGTTTAAATACACTTTGTGACATCCCAGCAATGGTGAACATTGCAAGAGTAAAAATTACGATTAGTTTTTTCATTTCTTTTTCTTGTTTTTAATTTGTTTTATTTTAAAGGTTTTACAATTTCTGGTGTTGCATTTTTTTCAGTAGTCAATAACTGACCTTGCGAATTAGTAAATAAATTCTTTCCAAGATATGCTATAAAAGCAGTAAGAGCGGCGGTTCCAATCACGGGTAAGCTGGCTTTATCAAATAATTTACCTGTTTGTAAGAGTGTTGTCAGCGTGGCTAATACGGCTGTAAGAACAGCAACAACAGCACCCTTACCAAAATCATACCAATTTAAATTCAAAAAATTAGCTTTCATTTTAAATTATTAGTTTCGAAATCTACCAATATGCACATTACCTATGTAATGGAATACCCCTAACGGGGCAAGTAACCAAATTACAACAACGCCTATAACTACCCAATAGAGAATAGTTTTTACTCCAGCATCAATGAATGGAATACGATTTATAATAAACAAAAGTATTCCAACAGCAATCAAAATAATTACAATCGTTAATAAATCCATTTTTCTTAAATTATTAAGTTTATACTATTAAGCATCAAAGATAAACTTTATATTTGAGAAATCCAAATTTATTTTGAAACGATGGTAAGGTCTTCCTCTAATTGCTGAAAATCAAAGCCGGGACAGAATGATGGATTTTTTGCTTCCATCGGAAGAATCACGTATGCTTCATCAACACATTCATCCCACCATTTCCAATCACCCTTCTGGGTATTACCCCATGTTAATACAGTAATAAAATCGGGATCGTATGATGTCGCAAAGATAGCATGTCCCTCGTTTAATAACTTACCGGGAGTCCAAGGTATATGGTTGCCAAAGTCACTTAGACAGTTCTCTTGAACATTAAATCCCAAGTAAAGACCCCCAAACAATTGTATGGCTTGTTTTACATGAACATGATTTGTAATGTCAGATATTTTTGCATAGGCAAGTATCTTTTCCCCGCTAAAGGAATTTTGTCTCCAATAGTTTAAAACATCGAGTTCCACTAACCCCGTGTCTGGCCCTCCTGTAAGTTTTTTATAGAGTTTTGTAACAGTACATTCAGTCGGTATAGATTTTTGTCCAATTAATCCTGCATAGACTGTTCTGGCATGTGCCATGCCCGCAATGGTACAATCTCCGAGACGATCGTTTCCTAGCATCGGATAAAGTTTTGTAGGATCAGATATCTTTGTCTTATTATAAACAGTGATAAGATTATCGAATGCCGGAGGAGGAGGTGCTATCTCTGGTGTCAGGTAGTTTGTGAACATCAATGTTCTATAATCGAGACGTGGGGATTTTTTCCCAAACATTAATTTTCTCATATCTTATTATTTTTTAATGATGCCATTTTTTTGCATTCTTGGCAAAATTTGCCATCTTACGAATATGAGGGTCTTTGGAATGCAAGGCTTCCTGTGTGGTTTTTCCTGTACGTTTTTTATATGCGGCAAACATACCAACGTGTGATTTCTTAATTTCTATTGCCATTATATTATTTTTTTTAATTGTCTGAATCCTAATAATTGTGCCCTCGGATATGGACTTATTTTTATCATATTGCTTTCATTACCCCCAAGTGTATAGATATTTGTTTCATCCCATGCTATAAATAGTCCGACATGACCTTCCCATCCACTTGGTTTATCCCTCCAAAACACGACAATGTCACCCATTGTTGGTTTTAATATTATTATTGACGTTTTAAGCCAACTCCTTGCATCAAGTTTCCCCGTATATTCATATCCTGTTTTCTTTGCATAGTAATTCATTGCTGCGGAACACCAAGCTGTCGTAGAGTCATCCTGAACATCGTAACCTATTTCTTTAAACATAGCAATAATGTCGGGATTGCTTTCGGGGCCATCTATTTCTTTAAGGCCATAATGTGAGAGAAATTCCAATAATAAATCAGTCATCACCTTTTAAATATTGAGAAAATTTAAGTTTCCGTTTCTTTAAAGTATTTGCCATTATAGTTAATGGTCTTGGACATAAATCCGGAGGCATTGGCGACCCCAGCAAATCTTGTGCCACATCAGGATGGGGGCAATCCCCAAGGGTTTTACAGTTTTCACATTCAGGATAAGGGTTTTTATATCCCATTCCTTGTATCTATTTAATTGTGCTTAAAATTTCTTTTTCATTTTCATTAATAAGAGAGTCTTTCTGTGTCGGCGTTAAGTTATTAAAATGAATTGTTCTGACATCATTTGAAATATTTCCGGTTTTAATATCTGTCCAAACCTTTTCTATACCTGATGTTTTGCTTTGACTAAGCCATCCAGATTGACGCATAAAAGAATAGATGCCAATAACCATTAAGGAAAAAACAAGAATAATTCCTACAATAATACTAACAATTTTCCACCAGTTCTTCCATCTCCAAAACCTAAATGCATTTTGTAGTGTTTCAAGCGTTGGTTTAATCTTGGAAACATATTCTAAATGTTCTTTATACTTTTCAAATTCACCCCTAAGCTCTTCTATTTCCTGTTTTTTCTTGTTGAGTCTATTATCATGTTCTAAAATCCTGCTGTCCTCTTCAATAATTTTTCCCAGTGCTTCTTTAGCATCTCCTTCTGCCCTAGTAAGTCTTGTTTCGATAATATCAAGTCTTTGTGTTATTTTAACAATTGCCTCTTTAATCTCCCCAAGTATATCCCCTATAAATTCGTCTTGTAGGGATAACATTCTTCCAATAGCACCAAGCATATTAATGTTTTCTGTGCTTAATCCCTTGTAAGTTTTTTCGCTTATCGGAATATTATTAATATCATACCTATCTTTTGTTTCGTCTGTCATTATTTCCCTTGTTTAAATAAGAATTTTATTGAGTATATTAATGCCTTAATGGACACAAAAACTAATACCAAGAGACTCAATCCCCCGATTACTAATGCCGCATACATTCCAAACCCTGTGTCATTCATTTTTTAATTGGAATTATTTTAATCTTAAAACCCGGTTCTGCGGACTTATCCATAGATTTATTCACATTACCCGCCGGTTGACTTATTTCGAACTGAAGACCGCCCATTACATCTATAATATCCTGCTTAGTAATGGTAGGGTCTTTAGAAAGGTGGTTTACAAAATCATCACTTAATTTCTTTACAACCGTAGTTACCCTAGTCATATCACTGCGAATATCCTGTTGACCCCACTCTAACCTATGTACTACTTTAAACAAGGAGTCATTTTGAACCATAATGGTTTTCACGTTAGCCTTTAACTCAGTCTGATCCTGTTGTTCTGTTTTTTGTTTTTCATACTCTGCCCGGACTTTATTATCATGCGCATTAACTAATTTAACTGCACCCGCCAAAAGCGGAACAATAACTCCTATTACTTTCACAAAAGTACTGAGCTGCTCAAACCATTTTAATATATTCTGTATTACCTGTTTCATTTATATCCCGTGAACACTTGAAAAAAACGAACCTATTTCTTTTATTCCTTTCATTTCGTTTCGCCTGACTCCGATGCGACTATAAATTTAAATTCTTAAATAAATTAAATTGTTGTGCGGAAATCAATCCACTTCTATCAGGAGCAAGACTCAAACTATCAGAAATATTGTCCAATCTGTAATTTACTCCGTTCCATTTGGCTATATCAATCGAATCCCTGATGCGCTCTGCTTTCTTTTTACTTTGATCTTCCTTTTTGAGATATTCAATAGTATTAGACTGACTTTCTCCTTTTTCCGTCCAATGATTGATCTTGATAGCTGCCGTTGCAATGATCGTTACCATACCAACCAATCCAAAGAATATCTTCCATCCTTCAGCCAAACCTTTAATCCATATTAGAACCTTTCCCATATTTTATCCTCTGCCATTTCAGATTATTTTATTCAACCGGTTTGTTTGTTTTCTTTTTCATCTCGTTTAATTTGGTCTTACTAAAACTTTACTTGTATATGGTTGCATTGTAAAAGGATATGTCTGCGCAACCCCATCCATATCAACATAGTCACTATAAGGCAATTCTGCTGCCTGAACTATCCTCACGGTTTTTGCGGGGTTAATTAGATAAATGAGGAAATCTGTTTCTGGTTTTGCACTTCCAGCATACATCGAAGGAGTTATCTCCAATTCATTCAATGCCGTTCTTCCCCATACACGTGTGTTTTCATCAGCAATCCATTGAGCAAGTGTCAGCCATGAAGTAGTTAGTTTGAACATTGTATTATTTCCACCTGTTCCGGCTTTCCCGAAAGGATAGTAATATTTATTGTTCGTAATTGTCTCAGTATTTGTTAAAGCAGTATAAATTCCAATACTACACGTTGCGGGAGCTTGTGCCACAAAAAGATTATTATTAATTGTATTATTTGCACTACTGCCATATAAAGTGAACCAAATATTGTTTGTACTATTCGTAGAAAATAAAACATTATCGTGAAAATTAACCTGTTGATCTTCATAACCAATCATCACATTTTGTGTATATCCCGTCACAAAATTATGATCAATTTCATTATCTAAACTACTTAAATCAATGTATATTCCTGCATTCCAGTTATAAACAGTACCGTTTGTGCAAATATTATTTAAAATATGTCCATTTGTAGAATATGACATATAAATGGCACCACCGTCAAAATGTATTAAATTAACATCATGCACATAATTATATTGAATCAATGGATTAGTTGCATACATCAAGCAAATGCCAGAATAATTTGTATTATAAATTTCATTATATAAAATACTTAAATAAGTTGTTCCTTTACTCCCAATACCATTCCCGTTTTGTCCGGGAAATATGCCATATAAATATCTTTCACTTCCTGTTGTATAGCCACATTTATTAATAATATTGTTTTGTAAAATAACCTGATTACAATACATTACCATAATCCCATCAGAATTTTGATCAGTCATCGTACACCCATCTACTTTGCAGACCTGACATGTTTTCAATAATATAGGATAATAACCAGCATAATTAGAAGTAATATTAAGAATATTGATATACGAACTGTTTTTAATTTGAATATCACATTGATCTGTGCTTTCAAAATCTAAATTTTGAATTGTTATATTTTTACATATATTACCATAAATGCAATCATCTCCATAAGTTACCGTAACTCCAGATGGCTGAGTTGTAGAATAAACATAAAGTGTTTTGGTTGAATTATTATAAGCATATTGATTTTGAGTTGTTAAGCATCCCCTGTGATTTTGTACGTAATATGTATATCCTGCCACAACTGGAAACAATAAACCCGATGGATTATATATATGCTCCGGGTCTAAATCCATCCCCGGTATGGTAAATGTTTTACTTGCATAAGCGCTCACCCTTGACATGCCAAATAGAAAAGTATTATAATCAATATAAAGTTCTGCATTATTCCAAAACCCATCGGCATCTTCAAGACCCGAATCGGTTAATGTCGTTTGATTCCCCGCTGTTGCCGTGCTTATTGTTTTTCTAGCCAATATTGCTTTTGTACCCCCAATAAAAACATTCGTTATTTCAGATGGAAAATTATTATCTTGTTTGCTCCAAATATTATCTCCTTCATCAGTCCATCCTGTAACTGATTTTAATGCTGTCAAAATTGGTGCAATACCATTGCCGTAAGAATCTACAAATATATTTGTCTTACCGGATAGGTCAAGTTTATCATTAATAAATGTTGATCCTTTTGCAATAAGTATTTTAGTGTTATCAGTTAATACTGTCGTTGCTTTTACTAAAGTTGCATAAGGAGTTATTATTGTCCCATTGCCTGTTCCGTCATTACCTGAATTACTTACATAAATTGTATTACTTTGAGTAAGGACTGAATTAAATGAAGCTACTAAATTTATAAAATTTGTATTAAGTGCATTAATATAAGCAGTCCCGGACATTCCGGGATAGAGATAAAAAATAGTTATCGCAGTAGGAACAACGGCATTAAGAGCATCAAAATTGCCATTAATAACAGTATAGGAAGTAGAAGCACTAATAGTTGTCAGGGTTGCCTGACTGCCAGATGTGATATTTATTGAACTAAAGTTCGCATTTATTGCAGTAAAAAACTGTAATTGAGTCATCCCTGCCGTTATGGTGGTTTGACCATATCCGCAAACGGACAATAATATAAATAACGAAAATATTACTAATTTCTTCATACTGAGTATTTTGTCTTGAGATAGTTATAAATCATTCCCTCATCACTTACTGAATCAGCAACTTTCCTTACAATCATTTCCGCAACTAAAATATTACTAGGACAAATAGCATTACCCAAATACATTGATGCCCCAACTATTATACCTCCCGGATTTGCAGCACCAAAATCTCCTGTCACGGGTACTCCTTCATTAACTATAAGTTTACTATTTGCTCCGTTAAATAATACCCTGATAATATTCCACGCATTTAGAGTGATTCCGGTTGTAGTCGAAGCACTTCCCGCGCGCGCCCTTATATTGGGAGTAACAGCATTTTCCTGTATTTGTCCCTGATTATTTGCATATCCATCGAAAAAAGTGTCATAAAGTGTCCACCTTAATGGTTTAACAACAAAATAATAAAAAACCGGCTGATTGAGTTCAAAAGCAGCACTACGGAGATGATCATCTGTAATTAAACTACCATCTACAAGCCCGTTAAATGTCACACCATCAGCACTCCATACCCTACTATTCCCTTTATATATTGATAAATCACTTTCAGAAACAAGTAATTTATTATTTATTCTTGTTACGTGATTACTGCCATCTTTTGTGATTGTTGTTAAATCTCTAAAATCATACCATGCCGAAGTATCATTGACGCCGCCTGTTTGATGCTCAAGGATTAAAGGGTAAATGATATTATTTGTAATTGATTGTCCGGAAAATGTTGCAACTGCACCTCCCGTTGTATTATCTCTTAAATAATTAGTAACTGATTTCGTATATGTAACCGTTATTACATCTCCTAGAGTACACGCACTGGCAAGAGTTAATGTATTTACTGCTCCTGCAACCGCCACAGTAATAACTCCTCGTGCAACTAAATTTACTAAAACTGCATAATCCGTAGTTGCCGGAATATAAGAAGTATTTAGTGTATTGTCAAAAGTAATAACTATATTAGAAGGTGATGCTTGTTCTATTGTTTTGGTTGAAATTGTCGGGACAGTAATTGTTTCTGGTGTCCATACGTATTGTTGTGCTATTGGTTTATTGCCCTTCAGGTTCCCATAACCAGAAACAACACCACTCCACCAAATAGAAAGTTGAGCATAATCTCTCAAATGATTCATTTCGTCAGTTGAAAGTGCCCGTGAAAGAATTATTATCTCTCTTAAAACATAAGGTGAAGTATTATCATATTTTACAATTGTCCGGGCAAAATCATAAGCAATTAGTCTATTACCGTCAGTTGTACTTAAACTCGCATCAGTTTTCCACCAAGCATTATCAGTATCATAAGCAACCCACCCGGCAGGAAGTGTATAGACTTTATTTAATCCGGAACCACTAACAACCGTCAGATGAGTAGCACCGCCATCCATCTTATTTGGTTGCTGTCCTCCACTTTCTTCTGACTCTTTGTACCAACCAATAATCTTAGTTGGTACACTTAGGGGTGTCCATGCGACAACATTGTTGGTAACTGGATAACTCTTTCCTTTATAAACAACACTAAAAACATCTCCATAAACAACCGGAACACTTAATATCAAAGTACAAACATTTCCTACCCCCGGATCCCACGACACACCTAAAACTGTCGCTGTGATTCCCACAATAGTAAAATCACTTATAAGAATTGTCTTTTTAGACGGCCATGTTATAAGAACCTCATTTGATCCTGCATTTTCAACAACTAAAGATGAGGGAGTCCATGCTACACCGCCTGATAAGTTATTCCTCCCAAGACTCCAAGCTGCTGCTCCTGCTCCGGGCATATTCTTAAAGTATTAAATTGTTTTTACTAATCACGCCTATTGCACCTTTCTTCTTTTTAAGTCCCTTATTCCAAGGAATGCGCTCCTTTAATTTATTAATAGTAGAATCAGAATGTTTTTTACCAAGGTGGCCATCCCTATTCTTTTGATTTGATTCCGCCTTATGATGTTTCCCTTTCATCCACGGAATTTTACCAATATGAGATTCACTATCTTTTCTTTTGGTCTCTTCACTCATGGGAATACCCTTGTTCCAAGATGGCTTACCAATAATTTGTTTTCTGTGCTTCTCTATTGTTTTCTTACTTCTTTTACATCCTCGTGGACTGCCCGCCACATAACTATTATTGAAATAAGGTTTGTGTATATCCAGTAATACTTGCTCCATTAAAAGAACGTCTTCCTTTCTTGTTTGGTATAATATAGAGAAAAATAAATCTTCTTCTCCGTATTTATTATAATGACGTTGGAGTTTAACAGAGTGGTGTTTATTAATCCTTAACTGTGATAGGTGCATTAACCACCGTTTCTGTATATTCACCGAACTTCCAATATACATCCTATTAGACTTACAAATGGAACTAATTTGATATACACCTACTCGATTCATATAAGCCCGACATTTACAACCGTAACTGTGCTTGCAAATCCACCACCAGCGTTACCTGCGAAAACCTTTACGATTGGAGTCAAACACCACTCCCCTGCTGCAAGATGAATCTGTCTTGGGGTAATACCAGTTAGAACATAGTTTGCAGGTAATATGCCTCTGTTTTGCGTGACGTAACTTTCGTACTGTGCAAGGGTAATAGCAAAGATATAAGCTGCGGTGTCTGTGGCGTTCTTTACGCCAAAGCCATGAGCCACATACTCATTCATCAAAGATAGGTTAGATGTTGCTTTGGCACTTGCCTGATAAGTAGCTACCGGGTCTATGGCTACTGTTCCTATGCTTGAATATGAAAGGATATCCCGAAACCATAATGGAAGCGGACTTCCTGTGTTTGTTAATAGTACTGCCATTTTATTTTGTATTTATTAGTGCAAAGATAGTTACTTTTGAGTTGTTGTATTTTTCTCTTGCTTTAATATTGTTTCGGTTTGATCTTTGGCTTTTGCAAGAGCATCTGCCCATAATCCTTTTATTTTATTGTTAAATTTAATTATGGGATTATTATATTCATCTGTCATGATTTTACCCTTTTGTTCACCCGTTTCATATTTAGCAGGCTTGTTTTTATCGGCTTTTACTCTATCGGCATCCTGAAGATACGGCATGACTTTCTTGCGATATTCTTCCATCGCAGCATTTCTAAATGTTTCAAGTTCTTTTGACGGAATCTTGTCTTCTGTGGCAATGGTTACTTTTTCTTTTCCTACCTTGAGATGTTCAGACGTGGGGGGTATCTGTAATGCCCCATTATCCTTCATTACCTTCCAATCGTCGGGATGAGTTTGCCTTAACTGTCCCCAGCCGAATAATTCTGTTATATATTTATTTCTTTCATCTCCTGAAATATTATTTTTAACTTTTTCGGCTTCATCCTGTGGTAACTTTTTGTCAATAACCTCACTTTGTACCCTTTGTTTGATAACCTGCCCGCTTTTGTGGATAAAATCGGCATACTCATCATCAGTCATCGGACGTAGAATACCCTTAGTATCATCGTAATGTGGCTCTTTCTGACGGGGTGCGGCTAAATTAAGATTATTTTTAACAAGATATTCATAGAAAGGATCATGTTCGACCTTCGTTATACCAAAGACAGGGGGCGTCTTCACTTCATCTCCCCAAGAATTATAAAGCGCATTAAGTTTATTTCTTGCCACTGGCATGTTTCTAATTATCTGTGCATCCCAAGCCGATGACGTCTTTTCTGTTGTTTTCGATAGATTATCAATAGTCTGTACTGTCTGTTCTATTAATTTAGGATAGACAACACTTTTACCCATTGACGAGGCTAACCTGGAAATATATGTTCCCGTTTTATTAGGATCACCTGATCCGATAGCTGCAAAAAAGTTATTAAGGCCCTCTATGTAAGGAGCAGAAAAAATAGTAGTCATAGAATTTCCATAACATTTTACCACCTTCATTGCAAACTTATCATCTACTGACTCGTCTTTGTGATATTTTGAAAGATCATCAAAATAACCCAACGGGCCGATAGCTAATGCAAGAGGAGAATGTTGCCAGCTAAACCAACGATCACCGACTCTTAATGAAAATGGTTGCCACCCAAGTCTTTTTAATTCATCATTGCGTGGATCACCCTTCCCATAGCCATTGGCAGTTATTTCTACGAATGGTTTGTCATCTTTATCTTTTAATTGTGTTAACCCCCATATACCGGCAATAGTTGCCATCCCGATTAACCCTTTCATGGCTTCTTTTCCTCTTTCTTCAGGAGTATATTTGCGGTAATATCCCTTAGAAAATTGATATTTATTCATTCCAGATACCCCCATGCTTCCAATGCCAGCACGAGCAAGCCCCGTAGGCGGAAAATAATCGAGCATCTGATTTCCAAGATTCGCCAATACTCGGGTGAAAGGAACTATCCTCTTTAATGGATAGAGTGTATATTCTTTTTTGGTAAATGGTATTGGTATAGTTCCACTAGCCGCAGTAGTCATTTGTCCTATCTTGTGAGCAAACATACCGAGGAGTCCTTCGGGTGGTCCCATATATGTAGTTCTTAAAGAATACGCTTCTGCTTTTTCCATTATATCATCGGGGCGATTCTGTTCCATTAACTCCCACACCCTACGTTTATAATCTCTCCCTTTTAATCCTTCACTTTGTGCCTGTTGCTCAAACTGTACCCTTTGTTCGGGTGTCTTTGCCAATATATCCCATGCACGCCCCCAATCAGTTTTATCTGGTTCTGTTGCGCTGGGTCTCTCTGCCCTCGCTTTTGCTACAGCTAGTTCAGTAGCACGTATCTCTCTTGATGGCCCTGCATTAAACTGCTGTACTGCTACGAACATACGTTGTACATATCTGGCAACTTTAGCTATCGGGGAATCAACCATTTCAAGAAGAGCGGGGGTTTCTTCCTTATTCATTGGGTTATACCCCGTTTTTAATACATCAAGTGCTTTTTGATATCCAGCACCCCATCCACGCAGAAGTGCTGAAAATAAATGGGGAATATCTCCGGGATGATTTGCATGATACAAAGAAGTTACTATTGTCTCGAGTCCTACTGTTTGTAATTCAGATGACATTTTCTTCGTATGCGTATGTGGACCAGAAAGAGCGGAGGCATACCAAAGGGCATTACCTATATCACCTAAATCAATTCCCTTGATGTGTGCCGATTGATAGGCGAGCAATGCTTGTATCGCTTTATTTTTCTGTTCTCCTTTGGGTGCTTTGTCTGCCAATTCGGCCAATCTGGTTATCTCTTTAATATTTTCATCTGTCAGTTTTGGCCAACCAAAAGCCCTTGCATAAGCATCTGTTAGATCAGAATCTTCCCATGCTCCCGCATTAGTGAGTTCTATTATCTTATTTACAAGGCTGTTTTTCCCTTTTAATATTTTCTTCTTCTCAGGAGTAGCAAGGTCTTTGAATTTCTTCGCTGCTTTATCTGCTATCTTCTGTGCATCTGCATCTTTTAACCCTCCATCCTCAATAAGTTTTTCTTTTAAACTTCTTCCTGATTTATCAGGTTTAGTATAGTGGTCTTTGACGATTTGGTCAATTTGTTTTCCTTTCTCCCTTGCTTCAACATAATTATCAAGTTCATCTGCTGTTACTCCACCTTCTTCATTTCTTTTTTGTGCCGCTGCTATCCATGCTTTTGCCTTATCATCATCAAGTTCTTGCCCTGATTTCTCAAGATATTCCCTTTTAAACCTATCGAGTATTTCTTCTGCTCTTGTAATCCCTTCCTGTGCGTATAGCGACAAGATATTACCAAGGTGTTCTATTTGTTCTGAACTTAATCCGATAGCCGATACAGAAGTCTGTGAACTTTTAAAGAATGCATCCCATTCTTTTGCACGATCTGCCTGTATTTGTTTTATTCGTGCTTTGTATTTGGGCTGGTTTGCCTTTTGTTCCGCAACTTTCTTTTCAAGTTCCGCAACCCTATCCTTTAAGTCCTGATATTCTTTAGAATTTATTACCTGATCTACAACATTATTATTAATGTCTTTCATCTGCTGACCCTTGGTGGCAATGTCATCAGCATTTTTATCAAGCAATTTTTGACGCATACTGTCTACCATCTTTTTAGCCTTTAGCAGTTGCATATCAGGAGTAAGAATATTATTTACTCTTTCGGAGGCAAGTGCCTGTATAGCTTGTCCCCAATTACGTCCCGCTTTATCAACCCAATCAGCTAAATCAACTGCTCGTTTTATGTAGTCTTGTTTTTCGACATCATCTTTGGAGTCCCGTGCCAATTCCCTGTACTTGTCAAGTATTTGCACAGCACCCATTGAGCGTATCCTGTCCGGGATATTAAGTGACTCATTACGGATATCTGCCTCGGATTGTCTTAATCCTCTTGATGCAATCATGGCATCTACCTGTGCTGCCGTGGCATTATTTGGTATTTGCTCGTATGTTAATCCTTTTTCCTCTATTTCCTTACCAAATTCCTTGAAATTCTTAGCTTTTTTAATCCTATTAAGTAATCCCTTTTCCCGTTGGTTATCCTGATTACCCACTGTCCCCCGTATAGGCGGCTCGGTAGGGGGTATTTGTTCCGGTGGTACTTCTGTACCTTTTAGAAGAGTTCCTTCGCCTTTTGGGGGTATAGTACCCTCCCGTGGGACATTTTCCTGCTGTTGTAGGGGTTCGGCAGGTTCTTTTAATAATAATTCTGCTATTGGCTTAAGATAATCAGGGATTTTTCCTGTATCCCGATATTCTCGTTCAGCAGGCAATCCATATTCTTCATGTGCCTTATCGTAAGAGATGCCAAGCTTATCCATAGCCCTGTCTTCTTCTGCCTCATGAATAAGATCAGCTACCTTATCCTCACCACTTTCCACGTCTTCGATAAAAAGATCGCCCTTATTCATCCACGGATAAGCATGAGAATTACCCCCTTCCGTGAAATTAGTATAAACCTTGTTGCGCATTTCAGTACCATTAACGATAGATACTTTACGTCCATCGTCTAATGTGCCAATTTCTTTTTTAGGAACATTGGGCAATGCTTCTTCCCATCCTTTTTGAAGCTCTCCGGGTTTCTTGTATTCCTTTACCTGTTCTTCGACCCCTTTTGGGATATCCTTAGAATCAGACATAGAATTTTCAACTGGTTTTACTTCTTCTTGAGTAGTCCCTTTTTGTTCATTGTTGCCCACATTGTCGACATTACCTTTTCCTTGCTCCAATTCGGATGTGCCTTGGTCAGGGAGTTGGCTATCTGATGTTCTATTTTCACTGGCATTTTGTGTTCCCTCCTGTGTATTAATTTGGTTTTCTTTATCTATGCGATCCATTTCTTCTTTAGCGAGCCTATCTTTATTACCCTTATACCACTCGTTAAAGACTTTCATGGTATTAGGTTCAAGATAACCTTCTTCGTTGACAGAACTAAACCTGTCGTTCTCATTGTAGTTTTTATCTAACCAATTAGTAAGGTCTTCTTTACTTTTGAAGGTTTTGTCACCCAACTTATAATTATCAAGGTCATCTAAAAATTTCTGTGACGATTCTGTCTGTACTGCCTTCGGTTTTTCCTTAACCTTTCCATCTTCCCCTTTTGGCTGTTCTTTAGGCTCAATACCGTAGACTTTTTTAGCGTCCTGTTTGAGTTCTTCTTTTCTTTCCTTTAGCGGGGCTGACTCAACCTCTTTCCTGACATCATCCCATGAATTATTACCACTTATATTACTTAATGCATCATCAATCTTAGAGATTTTATCAGTAATATCTTTTGTAGCCTGTATTTTAGTGTCATTGTCGGCATCAATAGCATTAATTTTATCAATAATAGCATCCTTAATTTTTGTTTCAAAAGTAGATGATTTTACTGCTAAAATTAACCCATCCTTATTATTTAAAACCTGCTCTGTAGTAGCCTTTAAAATGGCTGTGTTTATTGATAATTTACCTGATGCAAGGTCTGATTCGGGATTGGCTGATGTTCCATTGGCTACGGCATCAAACTTTTCATGTGCGTTTTTAGCGTGTTCTTCTGCGGGGATATCGCTCTTGGCTATATCATTAATCATCTGTCTTGGTGCGCCCACAAAAGCCATCACACCTTTAGAAAGCAACATTCTTAATGGGTCTTTTGTACCAAACACCATTCCCTGTCCTGCGTTGGATAAGAAAGTATCCTCTGAAACTTGCCCAGTTCTTCTATACTCATCAAGTACTCCCCATCCACCAAACATGCCTGCTGTACTTACAGTAGCCCCCCCTGTTTGGATTATGGCTTTGTTTATTGCCTGACTTTCAGTAGTCACTTTGGGCATAACCTGATCGGCAATGGACTTTCCTATCTCATTGCCTTTCGTACTCATATTCGCAAAGAAATACCCTTGGGCATAACCCTCTATCATCCCAACTGCGGGTGCAAGAACCTTTTGTAGATTACCGCCATTTTCAAATTGTTGAGATTTACTTACGGCAGTTTTGATTCCCTGTTCAAATCCAAAGTTGCTCGCAAGGTTTATTCCTGTTGCCATCTCTATGGCTTTTAACGCCAATACCTCTGGCATTGCTGTTGCAAGGACTGATGCGTAGGCAATATCGGGTAATACATTTGCCGTACCCGTTGCTATGTCACCAATAACACCACCCTTTTCCTTACCTTGTGGTAATACAAGTTTCCCAACGGTTTTGTCTGTCCAACCCTCAAGAAGATCAGCTATCATGCCAAATGGACGCTGCATTGGATCGGTTGATAATGCAGTAGAATAATCAAATCCTGCTGCTCTTAATTTCTGTGCTTGTTGTGCCACGGGTAATCCATATACAGTTTGTAGAACAGCATCATTAGCAGTCGACTGAATCCAATCGGCAAGTTTGGGTACTTCTTCAAAGGCTCTGTTAAGAGTTCCACCAAAGGCTTTAATATATTCCCCTAAATTTTCTGGTTTAAGACCTCTACCTTGGCGCATTACTGTTTCGGGAGGTGTAGGCAAAGATGTCCTTTGTACTATATTAACATTAGTGGCATCCCTTGGTTGTTCAATTATTGGTGCTTGTTCAGGGAACGTGAACGCTTCTGTTTTTTGAACAGGTTCAGCCGATGTTGACTGTGATGGTTGAGTTAAGGAATCCTGTGGCTTTTGCCCTAACTGATCTAATAAAGGAAGTTCCTCTTTGCCCGAAGCAGAAGTGAGCGCATCTTGTGAAGAAACTTTTTTTTTTATATCAAATGATGTTTTAAACTCATCTATTGAATTAAATGCTCCTTTGAAATCAGCACTCTCGTTAAGCAATGAATATAACGCACCAACCTTAGTTTCATCAGAAAGTGTAGCGGTTAACTCTTCAGGGGTTTTGAATGCACCCTTGAAATCCTTAGACTCATTTAAAAGATTAAATAGTTGTTGTGTTTTATCTTCCATGAAGGATTATTAATAGATTACAAAGATAGTCACTTTTGGCAAACCTTTAAATAGCACAAAAGAAGAATGAAATCCCTTGAATGTAGAGATGCCCTTCTCTTGGTGCTTCCGAAGACTGTGGTTTAAGAGAGTACCCCTTAACTGTTGTTTCTTATTAATCCAGTGCGGACTTGTTTCCCCTCCTGTTGTCAACGACTACCGCTTTTATACTCCATCCCAATGCTATTGTCTTTCATTCAAGGCTGTCACACAGCTTCTTTTCGCATTGGGTATCCCATAAACCACTACGTTGCTTTGATTTTGCTAAATGAAATTAGCAATCGGAGAGAATAAGTCATAAGAACTCCGTGTCAAGTTGGTTGATAGAATCCTATGCGAATAGAACGCAACACAACTCTCTACGGAGTCCAGTATCTTTATTTGATTATGTGTCAAATTATCTCGCATAGGATTAATTTTCCGGTGCAAAGATAAGTCTTTTTATTTAAAGCGTTTTAATATCACTAATTCTTTGCGGGGTCATGTCCATTATAAAGTGCCGCAAATTTCACAAAACCATCTCCGTATGTTTTTAAAAAATCATCTATTGCCTCTTCTTCTATCCACGGAGAATCTTTCTGCATTTCAGCCTTTAAATCATCCAATATTTGTGCCACAATAGATGGTTCTTTTAGATGTTCAATATATATTGGAAGATTCCTTATAGGATTAGCCCGTGAAAGATTCCCTTGAATTTCGGGAGAATTTAAAATAACAAGTGCATCGCATTTGAATGTGTATTTTTCTCTTAATTCCTTTAAGGTAACTTCCGTCCATAAGGTATCATCTAAACAAGAAAGCGTGAAATTATTATTTCCCAACATACCATGCAATATCCAATTTCGCCCCTCCCTGTCAGAAAAAACGTCATTTTCAACAATGTAATGCCCGTTTTCTCTTAATAAAGTTAATACCGATTTGTCCATAATGGTCTTTATTATTGATTAGGTGCTATTTACGATGTTTGACATTCTCTACAAATCACCCTTCTTTTATGCCCAAGAAAGAACTCTCCACATTGGATACACTTATTAACATAATTTCCATTCTCGTGTGGATAATCTTCTATCCAATTTTTAGGAGATGCTAAATCCAAAATTTGAGTTTTAATCTTATTCATAAGTTTTGTCCACTCAATAATTTTTTCAAAATCTTCGTAATATTCCATTCACCAAAGATAAACCACATAATCCAATTATGCAAATTTATCTTAAAATATTTTAAAATTATTTTTTAGATGGCTTTGAATTAAGTTGCTTGGCTCTCTCTAAAATAGAGTTTGTAGTGGCTGTTGTAGTTTGTTGTCCCCTAAAGATTCCATATTTATTTTTCAACACATCATCAAAATCTGCTGCTGGTACTACAAGCTGATCTCCCTTACTATAATCACCATCGCCAGTTGTACCGCTATCAAGAGTTATAAGAATCTGATCTTTGTCTTTACTATACCCGGTAATATCAAATTTTGCTGATTGATTAAAAGGAACAAGTGTTTCGTTCCCGTTTTTATCTTTGGTGTATATCTGTTTAATATTCTGATCTACGGTGACTACCTTTTTCTGACCTAAGTCCTGATAAGAGGGTAAGTTAAATACCTTCCCAGTTGCGTCTTTGGCAGCGAAACCGTCCTGTGGTGTATATAATCCGTTTTGGTTATTAGTAGCATTTACTTTACTATAATCAAACTTTGTTGCACTACCCATTTTAAGCGTTACTGGTTTACTTTCACCCAGTTTTAATGCATTTTGCCAATAATTATCTTGAGCATATTTTAAAATAGGATTGCTATTTACCGATTGAGATGCCCTTGCCCCATCTGGTGATACGGTTCCATTGATATCCGTGTCAAGATACTGCTTATATAACGAAGGATTTGTGTTTTTTAGGTTCTGAAAATCTTGAATAACACCCCTTGCAAATCTGTCATCATTATGAAGCCTGTCCTGTACCCATGTTCTGCCCTGTGCTTCAGTGCCACTTGCAGTTCTTGTTACCTTTTGAGGAACACCACCAATATTTTCAACCGTTGTCACATCAGCAGGATTGCCCTTAAACTTATTAGCATCTTTATTGAAATAATCATTTGGACTTATTGATGCAGGAAGTAATGGAGACTGATCATAATTTCCTGTTTTTAGGTAATCATTCCACCTATTGTTAAAATCCTCATGGTCTAAATTCCCCTGTACATCTTTCTGAACATCTTCTCTATCTTTCATTGCCCTAACCATGCTTGATTGCATCTGCTGCTGTTGCATGAGTAGAACATTTTTGTCTGTTGTCATCTGCATCTTCTGCTCATCCGAAAGATTACCACCTGACTGTTGGAATGCCTTACCCCATTTCTGATTAAATGCATTGATCAAGCCCATCTGTGTTTTCTGTGCTGAATCGGCAAGTACAAATTCAGGAGGGACATTAGATGCTTTCTGAAACTGTTCAGCGTTTCTTTGATAAATTTCTGTTTTTAATTTCTCAGCCCCAAGAATCATGTTATCCATATTCTCCTGTGACCTCTGTAAACCCTCGCTTGACGGGAGAGGTGCTATTATATTTTTACCCGTAAATGAGTTGTTAAATTCCATTACATACTTATTGAAGGATTATGATTAGAGAACGGATCGGAAGCAATGGGAGTATTATTAGGAATACCAAAAGCATTAGTTCCCTGCGATGATTGTCCACCACCTTGTCCTTGCATACCTTGGAATACCTTCATGTAGGCATTTGTTCCCGCAAAATTTTGCAGAGATGATCCTATATCCTGTAACCCACTAAAGAGATTCTGTTGACCCACACCAGCCTTCCCTGCTGCCATATTTGCCCTTATCTCCCAAGGTTGATTAACATTATAATCAAACGCCTTATCTTGCTGACCACCCATCATTTGCTGCGCCCCTGCGAGATTCTGCTGTTGCTGTTGACGATATTGTGCCGACATTAACCCAAGATTCTTGATAGCATCTAACTCTTTATCCTGAGAACTTAATGCACCACTCATGAGTTGATTGGAACTCATTGCCCCTCTTTCAAGATTGGCTTGTGTCCTTGCACCACTTTGATCTATCTGACCTTTCATTATGTCATATCCCGGCAATTGAGAATTTGCCATGCTCTGATATGTTTTAAATGCGTCCTGATAGCCTTGCGATATCTGGTATTGTGGTCTATTATTAAGTAGGGAATTTAATTGTCTTGTACCTTGGGCAGTTTGTACCGCACCAAAAATCCCCTTAATTAGTCCAAGACCACCACCTATTGCTGCCCCTATGGGGCCCAATGCAGCACCAGCCCCCGCACCGCCTACTGTACTGCCTGCTATATCACCTATTCCTGCCATATTATTAAATTGTCACAAAGTTACTCATTTTGCACATTACCTCGATTTGGTCATTCCAAGATTAACCTTAAAAAGCTTAACCTCAGTATTATCCGTATTCTTTAACACCAAAAATGCACTATATCCACGAAGGACTTCTCCCTTAATGGCTTCTATTGCCAATGCCGCTCCTGAAGTTGTTTTCATATTTCTCAAAAATTCTGCTTGCCAAACGCCTTCTCTTTTCTTAAATCGTTCTTTAGGGATCATGCTATACATACCATTGGGCTGATTAAGCGTTTTTGGGATGGTAATAGAATCCACCGACCAAGCCCCATCACTATGTATCCCGATAGCATCAAGAATCTTTATCTCATTTGCATTTTGATTAGCGACTATTCCGACCTCTGAATTTCTCTGTTGTCCGAATAAATTATTCCTTGGCACTTCCGTGGAATTATGAACCCATATATCGCCACCTAGAAAAGAACAAAATCCGAGGCTTAATGCCTGTACCCAATCCAAAGCTCTTACACCATAATGTGTGATCCAAAACATTATACTAAAGGAACTTAACTCATTGGCATTAAATCCAAATAAAACGTAGTGTTCACCATTGCTTGAAGCTATGAGATCAATTTGACGTGACATTAGTTATCCTCCAGATTTACAATATACCTACCCGACATGAGATGAAAATTTATTCTAATAATTAATCTTCCCTCTGTTGCCACCCTTAAAACCACTTTCCCATTTATATCATAGAATTTCACATACTTAGGCATTACCCCATCTGTCATCTCTATTGTTACATGATCTTTAGCGGGATTAGGGTACATGATCCACGCTCTACCACTCTGTGGAGCAAAAACTCCTAATGAAAATAATATAAATAAAATTATCTTCATCTTGTTATAATTAATATCTTACCCCCCGATATCACAGGAACTCCATTATGTGTTACGGGAGATATAGACGTCACTACCGCACTTGTAAACCGTACGTCTGATCCATAGGCTGTCCCTACACCGTTAGAGGCATATGCTCTTACATGATAAACCGTTCCTGCCGTTAATCCCGTTATGGCACTTGTAAAAGTACTGGTACCACTAATATCTGAAGTATGATTGCCAGATGTGGTGGGGTTAGTCGATATCCCCCAGCAAACACCCTTTGCCGTAACCGTTGATCCTCCATCCGATGAAATCGTTCCTCCACTTGTTGCCGTAGTAATTGTTATACTTGTTATTGCTGTCGTGGTAACTACGGGTATGGTTATTGCGGCAGATGTTGTAAACTGCACATCAGACCCATAAGAAATACCCTGACTATTTGTTGCATAAGCACGCACATGATATATAGTATAAGCCGTTAAACCTATAATTGAACTGGCGAATGTTCCCGTACCAGTTCCATCTGAAGTATGACTACCAGAAGTAATAGGATTAGCCGACGTTCCCCAACAAACCCCTCTTGCCGTAACCGTTGCACCGCCATCGGCTGTTACGTTTCCCCCGCTGGTTGTAGTTGTTTGTGCTATATTTGATGCTGCGGTTGTTGTAACGGTGGGTGCACTTATTGTCCCATATTCATAAACACCCATTTCGGGAGGACTCGCTAATGTATTGCCATCATAATCAGCCCATGTAATAGGAAATGATACGGCAACTCCATTTCTTGCAGCCGTAAGATGAAAATCAGTCGATGAAACAAATGGTGGTGCTGTCTTAGTGGCATTCGTATATGAATAATTACTAACAGAATTGCCTGTTAATAAGGGATCATTACTATTTGAATTATTATATTGAATATTATTATTAACATACAATCCATTCATACTTCCTGCATTAGCCACATACAACCATCCGAAAGAATGTAAAAAATTAACAATTATGTTATTTCTAAAATACATATTGGTTATTGTACCAGCATTGTCAATATCAAACCCAATATAGTAAGCATCAGCTTCGCCTATAATTACATTATTACAGAAATAAAAATCTGTAAGAGTCATGTCACCTGGTAGGTGAATATTGTTAATTACCTGATAGCCACCCGGTACACCATATCCACAACTCTCCATAATATTATAAGCAATCCAAACCCTTTGTATAACTACACTTGCATCATCACCATTAGTTATGTTAAAGGGAGCATGTTTCTGATAAAAATGATTACGATAAATCCAAATATCTTGTTGTGTTCCGTTTTCGATATCAATACCAATCTTTTTCTCATGACTCGTTAAATAATTACCGGTAAATAGATTATCGTGGACATACCATGAATAAGCGTAACTGCCTTTAGTACTCCAATCTCCAGCAATATCTATCCCTGTATCTCCTCCGTTAAAGGTATTACCATATGCTTCCATGCCACCATCAGTATTCCACATCTCAATATGGAAACTCCATACAGATTCTTGCTCATTCTTATAACAGAGATTATTATAAAATTTTACTCCCTCATTATGGTAGGCTCCCGAAAGATTATTCCCATTGATTAACCCATGATTTTGCCTGCCTATGCAACTTATTGTATTATCATGTATAAGCGTTCCGTCACCCTGCCCTCCAATCTCAATATTGCCCCCACCTCCCCATGTAGAATCTTCATTACCATTATCTGTTATTATGCAATCATGTATTTCATTTCCTGTAGCATAGATTGATGGTTGTGCATAAATAGTTGATCCGTGAAGTGCAATCCCATTAAGATAGAATCCCGATATTGTACAATTAAATATTTTGACATTACTTCTTCTTTGTACAAAAATACCGTCATTCCCTGTTGCTGAAGACGATCCCGTGCTGCCTGCATAGTAATTACCATCTAACCAAATCCCGCTTATATGACTATTGTCATTTGTACCTTCTGATGCGCTGGAACACATGATGGCAGCTCCTGTTAAGTCGCCAGAACGTGTAAAGACAACCTGACTTATTATATGAGAAGTCACTCCAACACCCTCGATACTTACACCGACAGCCTTAGTACATTGAACTGTCTCGGTAAATGTCCCGGCATTGACATGAATAATATCGCCAGATGTTGTATGTGCACAGGCATAGGCTAAAGTTAGCCACGGAGAACTAATCAATCCTGTATGACTGTTATTGCCCGCCGGATCAATGTAATAAGTCGTTGACTTAAGTGACAGGGTGACTATTAAAAATGTTAAAAGAAAAAATAGTTTTTTCACTGTTATATTATTTTATTGTTTTTCGTATGCTCCAATATCGGGAAGTCCAATTATAGGATTTCCTAAGAAATCGGTTGTTAATCCCACATTTACTCCTGCATTTATACAGGGTGATCCTGTTTGTAACTGAAAATTTAAACTTGTGGAATTTACAAGTAAAGGATCGGTTTGAATTGAATTTGTAGAACTACCATAGGCCGAAGCCCAAGCAGCATAAGTGTTTTTATTCACACCGCTACCCCACTGAATAAAACCAGTGCCTTCTACGCCCAATGCGTTATTCTGGTACACGTTGCCACTACCCATCGTACCATCATTCTCACCACCATAATAACATCCTAATTGATTATTTGAATTACCGAAAGAAATATTATTCTTTACAATGTTCCCCCTACATCTGTTTGCAGTTAAACTACTTGTGCCCTGTATGACAATACCTGTAAGATTACCATAACATACATTGTTATAAACTTTATTATAGCTTGCTTCTGAAAGAGTAGAATAATCTGAAACTGCTATACCGTATGCTCCAATATTATTATAAACAAGATTGTAAGCAACAGTATGATAACTAGCGTGTTCAAGAAGTATTCCCACTTGATTATTATCATAAATAAAATTATATCCGACAAATGATCCATCCGTATAATTTGTTTCTTCAACAGTATCAAAATGTATTCCCCTGCCAGATGATATACTTACATAAGTATTATTAGGTAATTTCCCATTAGAATAAATGGTATTGTGAATTATCTGGATTGATTTAACTGTAGCATCCTCGCACCATGTGTGTATTCCTGCATTCCAATTGTGATTTTGATAACTATCATTGTATTGACAGTTTCTAAAAACATTATTATAACTAATCGTCCAGTTATGACTTGGAGTAACTATATCAACACCACCACCTCCATTCCAACTTAAATTACAAGTTGTTACTAATACATTAGATGCTACTTCGCCTGCCGATGAACGAATACCATCATTATAATTATACTTCACATCACAGTTTTTTATAATCGCACCAGTTGAAGTTGCAGGGAAAAATATTCCATTCAAATTTGAATTTCTTATATCCAGACCATCAATAGTAATATAATCTGTTTGTGCAAATCCTTTTGAAACTTCAATACAACTATTTCTTACCGAGGCTGCAATAACATATCCTGCCCCTTGTGGTGTTCCTGAATCATCTCTATATGATAATGTTGTACCACTGCAAAACCACTCATGATCATTAAGTGCCGCTTTTGATGATCCCTTGGTTGCTCTTAACCCGTCTCTGAAAACCTGAACTGTTGTTGCTGCTATTGTAGCATCATAAACATTAGCCACTCCCGCCGGGAATGCCCCGATAACAGAAGTACTTACCTTTATATCATCAAAATATATTTTTGCTGTACTTGCAGGATAACCCAATTCACCAGCATCTCCTATATAAACCCTGTTTGGATTATATATAATTGTATTTAATGTAAAATCACTTCCGACAGAATTACCATCCAACCACATCTGCCATCCTCCATTTGTAGTTCCTCTATCGAACTCTATTTCAACATAATGCCAAGCGCCTCTTGAAATCGAACCATTAGCTCCAGTGTAAACAATGGCATCTGTTGGTTTTATCCTATCTCCTTTCAAATGAAAGGATGTTGTACTCCCCGCATCTGCTTCCAAAACCACACCAAATAACCAACCATTACCAGTATCATACATCAAACCAAGATCAATAGAACTACCATTTGCGTGCATTGCAAAATCTGAAGCCAAATAGAAATAAAACCTAAAATTCATTTCTGTTTGGTTAGAAAGATCCTTATAAGCATACGCTTCCTGTCCAGTACCATTGAAAGTAATTAGTGCAGAATTAGTACCATGATTTTTTACAGTTGAAGAAACAGTCATAGTATTACTATTTGCTACTGTCTTTGTTGTCCATTCAGTTGTAAAAGCACTTGTCTCAGTCTCTAATCCTGAAACAAATGTCCCTCCTGTTTCTACATCACTATTATCAGCCGTCCATGTAGAAACAATATCTGATCCATCAATGATAGGCTTATTCCCTGTACCGTAAGAACCAAATACAATGGGGTTGCCTGAAATACCAGAAGAAGGAACTGTCAATATCTCATGCCACGTATCCCCTTTGTTAAAATTAATCCCTGTTCCCGATAATATAGTTAATCCATTTATTTTTGAAATTGTCTGCCATGCAGTTGCAGGGGTTAACCCATCTGCTGCATCTGATCCGGCATTTGCAACATAATAATTTGGATATGAAGGAGTATTACCTTCGAGTGCCGTAATTCGTGTGGAAAGTGCATTTAACTGTCCCTGTATAGAACTTGTAGCATCAATATAATATTGAGACATAACAGTTGCGATGTCAACGGGCGTGGTGCTAACCTGATTTGTACCATCAGACATAAGCATATTTCCTACTGCCCCCGGTGTATCATAAGTCTCGGTAGACATGACAAGATTAGTACCATCAGAAACCACCATTTTACGTGCTGTTCCTGCCACTGCCGGATAGGTTGCTGTTGAATATGAAGGTAACGCTCCACTACCACCACTACGAAGTATCTGTCCACCTGATCCGGTGGCGAGTGTCTGTTGTACCCCCGTTGCCGTTGTCCCCGCAGCCAATAATCCGTATGCAATTGTTGACGTTACTCGTCCAGTTCCCCCTTGTGCTACCGTCACTGGAGAATTAGAAGTCAAGATAGTAGTACTTACATCAGGTAATGTGTAGGTTTTCTCTGTTTGTGTTGCCCCTGTAAATTTAGTAAATCCGTTACCCGTTCCGCCATAAGTAGATGCGATTATTTGTGTTAAGGCAACCGAACCATTGAAATTATTTCCATAAATTGCCCTTGGTGTAGTTAACGTAGCGGCACTTCCTGTCGTATTTTGGTTTAGCGTAGGAAAACTTGTCAGACTTGCAGCACTCCCATTGGTATTAAGTTTTAAATTCAGTGCGGTTTCAAGGTCTGACTGTAAAGAAAGGGTTCCTGTTATACTTCCCCATGTGCCAGCACCTCCTCCGCCACCTCCATTAGCCAACACGAAGGCAGTTGTAGCTACCTGTGTGGTGTTAGTACCAACTGTTGCCGTGGGTGCTGTTGGGGTTCCTGTGAGTGCAGGACTTGTAAGAATAGTCGCAACACTAACATTATTAACATTTCCAAGCCCCAATGATGTTGCCGTTATTGCCGATAGCTGTGCCGAAGTAGCGAAATATGATGTTAATGAGTTTCCCGCAACAGTAGGCATGTTAGAGAACTCTCCATCAATAAACCATCCTTTTGTTATTCTTGCCCCCGTAACTCCAATAAAACCCGTTGTAAGGAGGTTATTTGTTCCAAGTGATAAGTTTCCACCCGCAAGAGTTAACGTATTCAAACTCTGTGTAAGCGTTATGTGGGCACTTCCATTAAGAAAGTCAATGATCCCTCCACTTCCATTAAAAGATAATGTAGGTGTGGCCTTTTGAATTACCACATTTACATTAAAAGTCTGTTGTGCACAACTCACCAAGGCTATGGCAAGTGCAATTAAAATTGTTAAAATCTTTTTCATTATATATCTGATATTCGTAAATTTATCCAATCACCTGTAATCCCATCATCTAATGATTCTATTCCTGCAAATCCTATTGGAGTAAGTGTTTTATCTATAACGTATGCTCCCCCACGAACACCATCACGGAATGTATCTATACCTATTGCACCCTCGGCATCAATACTTTCCAAATCATCCCAAGAAGCACCATCAAGAACCTCCACTATGTATGAACCCCCTAAAGAACCATCCCTAAACACATCCACACCATCCGTGTATTCAACCATTGTCCCTGAGGTATAATAAATATATTGAACTGCCATTATTAGTCCAATTTAACTGATTTTATATTAACCCAATCTGTATCCTCAACCCCACTAAAACCTAACGGAGTTATTGTCTTATCAAGAACAAAAGCATGACTTCTTACTCCCTTACGCCAAGTACTTATACCATCTGTGTAAATTACATAAACAGTAGAAGTATATATATCTCTTACGCAGCGAACTGAATACCCCGCCCCCTTAACAGTATTTACATGGTTTATATCCTGGGTATCATAATTGAGATAAAAATTAACTCCCGATAGCAAACCTTCTGATGTAGACGTCCAAAAGAAAGCACTATCTCTTATGCCACCAAATGTACCCGTTTCTTGTCTATATCCACCGCCAACGGCTTTAAATTCCACTGAATCTATTGCACCTGTATTAGGGGGAGTCCAATGTGTTGTCCCTATTTCTTTTAGCCGTCCTCCCGCCACTGTCAATCCGTCAAGAACGGCGATAAGATCATCCCAATCTGTTTTTGTAGCTACCCTCCATCCTAACTCATGTACTGCACTTCTTGTAAAATAAACAAGTTCTTTTGCACTTAAAACAGCATAGTCATTATACAGCGCCCCATAAATAGCCTTATAAGTTGCTAAATCATTATTATACCAACAATAGGCATCCCCATCGGATAAGGCGATATTATCGTAATAGCACATTGCTTCGCTTGTCTCTGCTGCCCATGTTGTATCGTCTGTCACTACTGTAACTAAGTCTCCGTTTTGATATTTTGTTTCTGCACTGTTCTCTGCCATCCATACTTGATCACCAATTTTAACAGTTGTGTAAACTTTGCCATCATTACCTGTTACTGTTCCCGGATCAGTAGAATCATCTTTTATAAGACGAATTGAATAACCTTGTGCTTCTTGACCAACTCCAGCGGTGAGTTCTTCTATATAATATGTATTATCATCACTAATTCTAACAGATTGTAATGCACCTAATGGGCCAGCATCTGAAAGCCAAAATACAAATAAAGCCTTAATTGCCTCAAAATTTCCACTATCATAATTTCTTCTTCCCGATCCTCTGGCATGAAATCCTTTCGTATCCGTACCATCGTCAGTTATCCAATACGTAGTGCCTATTTCTCTAAGAACTTGACCTATGGTTGTATCATAACCCGGCCCTTCATATTCCTGATCATCAATAGCTCCAATAGCATATTGTAATACTACTGCCTCTGCAAATGTTGGTACGTGCCAACCTACGGGTGCAATATTTCTTGCATCAGTTGCAGCATACCAGTTATATATCCCACCATAAGTATCTTTATTATCTATGGCTGTTAATGCTGCCCAATCAGCATCTATAGTAACATTCGGGATTATTGATGTATCGGCATATTGCGTTACCTTAAGATTTTCAACGATCCATTCCTGATTACCAATGACAATAGTGTGATACTCGTTTCCATCTAAGTCTTCAAGTAATACAGCCGAAAGAATAAGTGTAGAAATAATATTAGATTCAAGACCCTCTCCTATATTGTTATAAGCACTCACCTGATAGTAATAAACAACCCCCGGAGTGAGTCCTGTTATATCAACATGATTTACATTTTCCACATCAAGATTTTCATATCCGCTTATATGGGGTGTCATGTCGGGGTCTGTGGCAAGATTAAAATAATACCCATCTGCGTTCTCTGTAAGTAACCAGTTTGCCGTGAATCCAGAATCGGTTATATTTGTCGCATCAATAGCAGTAACCTGACCGGGAGCGGATGGAGTAGTCTCATCACCAATCAATTCAACAGTAACGGGAGTGCCATTCTCATCCAAGATAAGCATGTGAAGAACATCATTCTTCGCCATAAAAAACGAACACGTCTTGAATTGATTGGTCTTATTCATTAAACCTATTGAATATTAAATACCCCATTTGAATTGTCGAAAGTAATAGTTATCGTTCCATTCGTTACAACATAAGTTGTGTACCAATCTTGCACGCCCTCAATCTTATCTGTTGCTGAATCATAAATAACCCCATATTGCACTGAAAATGTGGCATTAGAAACACTTAATAGATATGCCGTCATTATCGCCCCATTAGTGGATAAGTATGCTGATGTCTTACCAGTGAGTGCGTAACCACCCGTAGTATAGCCAGTACCCGAACTGGAAACCTCTGTACAAATAGCGGCAAGCGCTGTATATGTCGTTGCCGTTAATGGATCATAAGCTGCCATCTCTGTGAAGAAAGCTATCTTCAAATTTTTAGCTGCCATTGCTACCGCATAATCTTTTCTTCTCTCTCTTGGAATTGAACTTGCCATTTTATTATAAATTTGATTCGTTTAAATATACTGTGATTATATCCCCTGCGTTTGCTATAGATGACATTGTTAATAGTTTTGTGTTAACTTTCTTGTTTGAAAGATTCATTAAATTTCCACCACCTACCTGTATGGTATTCTTCCATATTTGATATTCCAAATTTAATACCCCTCCATTACCTACATACGGATCATTAGGCGTAAAGGTAATATTTATATTCTTACTCCCGATTGCAGCCGTCCCAAATGCACCAGATAATGTGATTCCTGATGTATCCGATGGATTCATCCATACCCTTACATCTGGATTAACTAAGGACGCCTGTTGTGTAACCTGTATTGTACTTATATTTCCAATATTATCAATAATGCTAACAAAACCTGATATTATCGTTGGGAGGGTATTTATATTCTTTGGATATAATGCTATTGTTTCTCCATCAGATATTGTATCACCTATTTCGATAATACTTCCCTCACTATTTTCGACAATAGTAATCCATGATGGAAATGACTGTAATGTTGCCCATGTTCCGACTACAGAAACAATAGAAATTCTTTTTTGGGACGAACCATACTGTAATGCCGTCCAATTCATGGTGTCATTACTAACCGTAATCCATGATACGCTAACAATAGGGGTTGGTAGTGTAATAACCAATGGCAATATACCCGCACTTATATTAACATCCATAATCCCCGTTGGAGAACCTACCGGAATACCACTTAAGTAAACTATTATTACCTCACTGGCAATAGCATTACTGCTTAAAGAAATAATTTTAGCTGTTTGTATCCCGTCCCTCGCAGATAACTCACCTTGTTCATCATAAACACCATCTCTTGTTATAACATAATAAACAATCAGCGGCATCCCCGTTCCAAGAGATGATTTATGTACTGAAAATGTAATCGAAACAGTATTATCCCCGACATAACATGACCCTGAAGTTATATTAGGATATATCAAAAAGTCTGTGGTGTCGAGTGGATTCTTAGAAATAACGACTAAGGGTTCAATAACCGATGCTTCCTGCGTTACTGAAACTGTGCTTATATTACCCAATAAATCGGCAAAAATAACCGATACCGTGCGTTGAAAAGATGTATTGACACTATTGGGGAAAATACTTATATCCTCTCCCTCAAAAATATCATCACCCGCACTGAAAGCATATCTCCCAGAATAGTTCCACACGGTAATCCAATTGGGAATTTCGCCAATGAATACACGAACATTTCCTATAATATCCATATAAGTGATCTGTGCTATATCCGATGTGTGGTCTTCGGCAGCAAATATCATGACTGGATTACTATTATGAACCCACGAAACTCCAATATCTGGTAATGGAAGTGTTAATACTATGTTAAGAGGCATCGTAGATAATAAAGGGGAAGAACTTATTTGTGGAGTAGGCATTGTTATCTCAATAGGTAACATTTCCGGGTTAACGAGCGTAAGTGCCGTAGTACCAAGTCCTCCTCCGAGATTAAAATGAGCAAATCTTGTATCATAATCGAAAGAAAACCCTATCCCATTTTCAAATCCCTTAACTATTATATAACACTCTTTAAAAAATTCAAGGGGTGTGTTGAAACCATTGATGGATGTTTGGTCAAATTCCGTGAAAGTGATCCACCTATTACTCGGTTCGTGAAAAACTATCGTTTCATTATTATCTTGGATAACTGAATCTTTAAAAATAACATAAAGTAACTTATATTCTTCATCCCAAACAGTAAGCACGCTAACATGACTTATGCCAGATTCCATAAGTGCCTTTGCCTTTAGTTTGAAATAGGTCTGCATCTTGTAATCGTTATTATTATCTTCCGTAGTATAACGACCACTTATAGGAAATATACCATTATTCCCGTCCCTCCATGCTGCACCATTATAAATATCAAACCCATATATGAAGTTATTATTTCTTGATAATGATTCGGGAAATATAGTCGAATAATTAGATTTATCATATCTTATTGCTCCGAGCACAACGTCACTAACGGCTACTGTTGGTTCTCCATTTGCACCGAGCCATTCCTGCCTCCCGACAAGTGTCGATGATGGTTTTCTTTCCTGATAAACCTTTAGCGTGTCCCCAAACTCATAAATAGCCACAATATCCCCAAAGATGTCGTTATATTCTTTATAACCCGGCCAGTTATTAGCATCGTCTTCCTCAAAAGTAGATAGCCCATTAATCTCTGTGTTCTGAAAGTAGGGTCGTGAGTATCTGACTATATTTAGAAATCTCTGCCCAAAATTAGTTTCAAAGCCTATTTTCCCTTTATTAAAATCGGTACTTTCATAAAAATCTGAATACCATTGTGACTCATGAAAGAACCCCACGAGTGGGTTGTCAGTATCAATAGGCTTTGATGGTGTCCTCATTATATGATAGACATCTCCACTATCAAAACTACCCATTGCAGTATGAGAAAGTACTGTATCTTGGTTATGAATGCCGTTCTGCCCATAATGTACCATTACTCCTGCCGAATCTTCACGAATAGGCATCATATCGCCAAACTCATAATATACCGTCTGTGTCTCACTAATAGTCGCAAGAGGGGAATATATCTCTGCTAATGAATTTTCTCCTATATCGGCTGCCGTTATACCATTTGATGCAATTAATCCCTGAATAAATATAAATTCAGAATCATCACCAGATTGCTTTAATATTTCATATTCATAAACACCATCAATAATATCCCCAAGTACTGCTGACCCCGCAGAGACAACCTTTTTGGTTATAAAACGTATCCTATCTCCCGTCTTCCATGTATAGGTATCAATGATTGAATTAGGGTACTGATTCCAATCTGCCGTTATTGTACTCTTAAGCGTTTGCAGCGGAGTAATATTTACCTTACATAGGTTGGCTCCATCCGTGGCGGGATCACCATCGGTAACATCAGATACTATGTACTGAACCATTTTTGAACATAGGCTATTCCCGGCATAACCCCATCTCCAATATCTTGCGCCTACTGGGGGTTGATGATAAACTTCCCAATCAATAGTCCATTTATATGAGGTGTCATCAGGAGGAGGGCTTACCTCATTAAGCATGGGAACATATACAGTTGTCCCGTGCATCTCTAAACCGAAGATATGTACATTTTCTTTCGAGACTTGTGCATCCCACCTGCGTAGGTTATCGTCATAATAGAAGATACAGAACGGGTGGTTAGCTCCTGTCTTAAATCCACTTTTCTTTGTGAGTAGATTACTCGCACCACCATTTACACAAAACAATGACTGTGTGATGTCTGCCACTATCGGATTACCATAGAGAGACAATATGTCTATTAAATTAGGGTCGGATTGAATCCTTATGCCATAGGTACTATAATTATCACTTAAAAAGGCTATCAGACTAGCCATAGCAACGTTCGTATGTGCTACATCATTTGCGGTTACTGTATAGATGTTTGTCTTTCCATCAATAGTGACAACATAAACATCTCCTGCCACAACCGTTCCGGGCCACCAAGAGCCTATATCAATTCCTTTCCCGTATTCTATTGGATTGCCATCATAAAGAACAACAACATCAGTAATATCCCAAGGTATATTATTCCTTCTCGTAGCACCTATTATAGGGGGTGAGTATATACTTTGCAACACGGGTGTCAGTCCAACCCTTATCTCATCTTTCGGTATGTTATCAAACCCTTCTAAGCACCCACCATAGGTCAGAATGTTTTTATTTATTATCTCCATAGAGTTTGCTCTCTGTGGAACATAATCACTTACCGTGGCTACTTCTATGTTTGTTACTGTTAAATAACTTTCATTATTATAGAAGTTAAAAGACATGTCAAAGGTAGTGAGTTCTGCCTGTTCTTGTCTATTTATTATCTTAACCCTTTTCCAGTCACCAGTAGTTTCTTGCGCAACGATCTCTATCTCCTTAACCAATGCGGGGGAATGAGCGTTGATAGAAATCTTAATGTAATTATTAGTAACGGTGCTATTGAGTACCTCTCCATTATAAATTTCACTTTCCTCAGGTAGTGTGATGTCTGAAAATGCAGAATATTTAGAATATGTATTGTCGAAGTATTTATACCTATAAGAAAATCTGAATAATTTTCCTCTTACATTATTTACCTGAATGTGTGTATCATTACCGTAAGACACCTTTGGTCTTATAACAGGTGGCATCTTAAGTACATTGAAAGCGTAGTCAAACTCACTGTCAAAAACTAAGTCTGACTTATCTCGATAAGAATCTCCTATCCTGTTCCATTTTTCAGGATGAGTTATCGGTGTCTGTCCTGTTGATACGCCCGCTAAAGCTACAAATAACCCACCATAGAATGTAACCTTGTCTCCGAAGACATATATTGATGACGTAGAATATGTAACGTAGTTTGTGTAATTGAAGGCACGAACCACATCAATCATCTTTGGTTCTGATACTCTTGGGTTGAAATATAGCCAATCACCGAGCATCGAAGAATCCTTAAAAGGTGTACTTAAGGACAAACCAAAATAATTATGAGAATCTAAAAAAATTAATTCAAGGGTCTTCTTGTCTTCATCAAACTCAAAAAGTCTATTATCATAAATATACACCCCACCCCCACTATCATAAGGAGTTGACCATACAAAATAATAAACCTTACGGGTTAGCCGATTATAATAACTTCCAATAGTTGTATAGGTGTGTGATAGACTAAGTTTGTGGTCAGTTATATCCACAGACAAACTATTACCTAAAATATTCGTCAAAATACCAGCCGCCTCGTTTCCTGAAACCATCACATTCAACCTCCAAGGGGAATCCCCGTTGGCGATAAAGTTCTGATTATCATCGGTATTTAAGCCACTCCCATTGAATAAAATTTCCTGCGTTACGTTGCTCATGCGACTATCTTTGCACCTTTAGATATATTGTCATACCACCAAAGCGGTTGTAAATTACTCCAATTGAAACACCTTTTCTGCTGTTCTGAGTCAGATAAGTCAAACGACTTACATGGAAGAACATGATCAATATGCCAGCCAAACCTTCCGTGGTTTTCCCATGTCATACCCTCTGTGAACTGAGATTCAATGTGTTGTTTTAAGAAATCAAGAGAACAACCAAGAACCTCCTTCATCTTATATATCTTTTTGCTTTTTTTAACAGCATTGTATATCTCATTTCGGAGCGTACATGCCAGCATAAAATTAATATTTGTTTTTTTCTTGGCAAGTCTTTTTGCATTCAAGGGAATCCGATTTTTATTACGATACTCCCTACTATATTCCTTTAATGATTCTTTATGTCTTTTACGATAATCCCTTTGATACTCAACCTTTCCTTCTTTTTTCCCATATTTAAAATACTGTTCCTTATGAGCGTTATAATATATTTTCTTAACCTTATTAACCCTTTCTTTGTTTTTTTTATAAAAAACAGTGGCGTCTTTTGCAATACACTCCTTACATTCCGCCTTATGCCCGTCCCTGTTGGCTGTTTTCTTATGAAAACAATCAATAGGCTTCTCTATTTTACACTTAGAACAAACTTTTGTTGGAATATCACACATGATTATCTTATTCTTCTGCAAAGATAGCAAGAAAAAGGGACAGTCGTTTTTGACCGTCCCCTCTCATTGATACATAAGGTTTAGTAATTATTTATTTTTTATTTTATGAAGGAAGTTATATAAATCGCCAGTTAAATATTTATCTTCATCAAAACTTGCGAAACTTGATCTTATAATTCCTTCAATTGCCACCTTATCTTCTGGTTTCGTATTCAACCATTCGTGATAATCCTTTTGTAGTTCTTGCCTTTTCCCTTCAACATAACTCTGTGTCTGTTCAAAGACCTCCCTGTTGGCGTTCTGCTGTGCCTTGCCTACTGTTTTTGTGGCAAATACTCCATAATATCCCAACCCTAAACCAAGGAGTAAAAGAAAAACAAATCCGGCAACTGATAATAAAACTATTTTACTTGTCTTCATGTTGTTTAATTTACTGCGGTTGGTAATGGAAACGGAGATACTAAAACCCTTGGTTCAATATATACAGGATGTGGTTCATTTGTTTTTGGGTCAATTAACATAAGCCATGTTCCTTCTGCACTTGCTGGCATGAATAAACCATTAGGATCGGCTTGTGGTAGTGTAACATAATTCCCAGAATAAACACGAACGTATGCTTCGGGATTTGTGTATTGAGTAGAAAATGGTATTCCAAATCCTATACATTTGCCAAGAAAAACAGGTTTCCCTGTTAATTCAGGTACAATATAAGCATAGCAAATGAGATTTTCCTGATCACAAAGTTCTTGAATCATTTTTAACTGTTTCCTTTGTGTAAAATTTACGATATTAGGCATACCAACCTGTCTGTTGGCTTCCTGCATAATTGCTTCCTGTTTCTGTGCTAAAACAGTATTGCTGCTTTTGTCGTCACAACTTGACGTACTTGTGGATATAAAAACCACAATAATTGTCAGAATAATAAAGAATGTCTTTTTCATTTCTCTTGTTTTTAAAATTCATAATTAATTACGAACCAAAGATAAACCAGATAAATGAATTATGCAAATAAATTTACAATTATTTTTCTAACGCTGTGGAGCCTGTGTAAATTGTGAATAAAATATGTCAAGCCACTCATCCTTCGACATAGCATTGATGAGATTTCTGACCTTCATCTTTTCTTTCCAGTATTGATCAAATCTTTGGTCGTGTAACTTTGCGAGGTTTAACTCAATGATTGTTTCTTTCCAAAGCAGATAAGCATCAAAAACAGGTATTAGGAATGAGGGAACTTTGGTCTCTCCTGTGGCATTGATACCTGACGACACGTACAAAAGAACCATATAATCATTGGCGGTGTAGGTGTTATCCGTGTAGATTCGTCTTGCCGCCATATCAACAGTACATCTGAACTTATTATATCCTCCCTTTGCACCATAACTCACAACCCTGTCCACGTCCATTTTAACACCTTCCCCTTGTGTGTCGTCCCTTGTCTCTACGCCACCTACCGTTGTTGTTGTGTTGACAATGTTATCATTTTGTGTGAAACTCCAATACCCACCTTTGATTGGGGTTACTAAATTAATGAACTTAAGTAGGTCGTCTGGCATCTCAATACACTTCAAAGTTGGATTGAGAGTGACCTTTGCTGTGGTTAATATTTCACCATCATAAAGATTGAAATCCTGGTAACATTGGGCGGCATGTTCCACGTAAAGACCATAATCATCAACCGACTTACGATATTTAAAGAGCCATCGTGTTACTATCTGTTCAATTGGAATGAGAGCACTTGTATCTGTCATAATTAATTGTCTTTAGCGTTAGTCATTACACTAGCGTTGTCATCCTTTGTGTCCACGGGAGCCACAACACCCAAAATCGCCATTACCCTATCCATAAAAGTTTGTGCTACCTGCCGATAGTTTGTTCCTATTACATCCGTTATCTCTGGAATTTTTACCTCTTCATCCTCTGCATATTTGCTAAATGGAATGAGTAAATCCAATCTAAGACCTTTTATGGACATAGATAAATTATATAACTCCATACGTGTTTGATTAACTGCGTAGCCTACCTTAGTGTTGACTGAATTAAAAAAACTACCATTAGCAATTAAATCCATCTCCCTAAAATCTGTAGGAAAGAATATAAGTTGACCTTGTGCTGGCGCTGAAACCCTAATGACACCTGACCCTTTCCGCTCAAGGGGGATTATACTCTCAGGAAGTGTGCAGTAAGTAACTCCTGTTGTATTATAATCAAATCCTATAGTATAATAAACTTTTGTATAATTCTGAAGACTTAATGGATTAGTTAAAAAGACATCATGATAAAGTGAGGCAAGAGCCTTCTCTATAACAGCATCTATGTAACGATCTGCAAATCTATTTGTTTTGTCAATTTTGGGGAGTGAATTCCTTACGAGCGATCTTATTTCCTGTTTTATCATATTTAGCCACGTTCTATCTTCGGTTCGTCTGCCTCTGCAATTTGCACAAGTCCTTCGTCCGGCAACGCTATTCCCACAGTACCAAGTAATAGGTTAATTATTTGAGGAATATCATGTTCGTGCCACTCAAAGTTTTTGGTCAGTGAAACGACATTTGCCATTCCTGACACGCCACTCCTCGATGTACTACCAAGTGGTATCGCTACCGTTGCGCCTTCTGCCATATAAATAATATTAAGATTTGTATCAACATAATAATCCAAAAATGGTGTAGTTACCTTTCTGAGATAATCTATGTAAATGGGGGTACAGGTTGTTGGGGTAACATATAACGACATGTCTTCACTTGTTGCACCATAAGCCATAAAAGTAGTAGGATAAGTAATAGATGCCTTAGTAAGATAGTCCATTTCTCTCTGCCCGTGTTCAAGTGACGTGATTAAGTCTACTCTACGTCTGCCGAATGTGGGGTGCATATAATAAGGATCGCCGACTAAGTGATAGTAATCAGATGGTAATATTCCTATGCCATTGGTATCAAGATTAATCGGAACATTAACTTTTTTAAAACTATCCATCTCGTCCATTGACAACTTGGAACTTTCAAATCCCGCATAATTGAGTCTGAAAATGCGTTGATTTACCTGTACTATAATGTTGTTAAAGTCATCAGGCGAAAAGGATAAACCCCTTTTATCCTTACGGATTGCCGTTAATAAGGTATCGTAGATTTGTGAAGTATAAATCATGCTCTATGATTATTTTCACAAAGATAGTCAGATTTTAGGAATGTCTTGAAATGCAAAAGCCCCGGTTCAAAACCGAGGACTTTTTACGAGCCAACTAACACAAGCGGTATTGGCTAGGTAGACTTGTTTTGTTTTTGATAACTCTCAAAGGTTATTTTCCCTCTGACGTAAGAACTCATTGCGGAATTTACAGGGCGTTTGTTGCGACCATATTTCTTTGTCCCTTTGCCCTTACCGTCTTTTTTCTTTGCCATTTAACTGAAGTATTGGTTTTACTTCATGGCGACCTCCGTTTTTAATTATTAATACTTATCTGTCGAATAGTGACAACAAAGATAAGTCAAATATTTGAATCCACCAACTATTTTATAAAAACTTTGCCCCGATACACGTAAGGGGGCAAAGAACAAGAAATTTCCCCGAAGGGAAACCAGAAACAGAATTTTTAAGTTCCCTTTGTTTTATTTGTTTTTACTTTTGCGGGCGGTTCTGTGTTAACTGTCAAGGATTCCTCGACTATTGGCTCGTGTATGCCGAAGTCCACATAAACCATCTCACGTACCTCGTCTGTTTTTTTATTATAGAAACCCTGAATGTCTTTTACCTTAGCGATCCAACGGAAGATTTTATCCTCTTTTATAGAGTCAAGATATTCCTCATTGACAACATCAATCATCAAAGACTGAAGTTTTTCAAGGTTATTAGGTGATGTAAAATAATTGCATAGCCATTCAAACTTGCGTTTTACCCAGTCTGCGGGAACCTGTGCAATAGTTTTGTCTCCGATCTTATATCTACCGTCCGGTCTCCAAGTGATAGCCTTCAAGTTAAGAAAATGTTTAATAAAAGCACAAAGGAGAATATAGTCTGTAATCTTTAAGTCTTCCATGAACTCTTCCGTGCCCTTATAGGTAGGGTCTGACAGTTTGAGTTTGTTGTTTCTATCGAGGGTGTCCCGTAGCTCAAATCTTATTTCATCAGCTTCCTTTGTTTCTACATTGTCTATACCATAGGCGGAGGCTACAAGTTTAAGCGTATCTTCGTCTCCGAGTGTCTGCCAGATAGCCGTTCTTAAAGAAAGAGCTGCCCTTTCTTCGTCACCTTTTGCCCTTACATCAGCTTTAGGATCATCAATCTTCCAATGACCTCCAGTGACAAGCGGACTTTTGAAATACATAAAGAAAGCAAGGTCGGGTTCTGTCTTGAGGTTTACGATAAGACTACCTGTAACTAACTTAGATTTACTTGATAGTTTATCTCCGATATCCCAAACATTATTACGAACCTCATAAGGAGCACCCTGACATACGCCCCAATATTCAGTTCCTCTTGATGGGTTTACTACGTTTGCTCTTAGTGGAATAGCAATTGGTTTGGGGTCTTCAGGCACATCCCTAAACTCGTTTCCCTTGCCGTCATAGCGATCAATGGTGGGTTCTTCTTTTGTGGGTTTAAAAGTTATTGTTCCTTCGGGGTATTTTCTACGAAGTTCTTTGAGCCCATTCTTATACTCCTTCGCATAAACATGAAGAGGGTCGTTTTCGTCTTCGTAAGCCCTGTCTATATTTAATAGACGCTGATTGTTAATAATGATCATCTGTTTCTGTTTTACTTGTTTCGGATGCAAAGATAGGTAAAATTAAAATAACATTCCTTGGGTAGTTAGTTTGAAGTTAGTGTCATATCTTATATTGTCACCTTTGGGATATGGCATAATATGATAAGGAATATCCGCCATCATACGTTTTTTATCTTGTTTTGTTCCTAATAAATAGATATATTTATGTTTGGGTTTAGAAAATAACCGAGTAAATCCGTATTTTTCTGCCTCCTCTTTTGATGCCGAACCAATAAGAGTAGAAACTGTTTTTCCATGATACTCTTTATTGTCTTTAATAAATGAAGTTACACCTGAATCCCATCCACCATCTTTCCTTTGCCCTTGTCCAAAATATAACCAGTTTGTGGCTTGATATATATAACCGTAATGTCCCTTGCCGGGGTCTGCATAAGAAATTATAATTAATGGGATTGGTAGTTGTCGTAAACATTGCGACACAAAAAAAGATAACACGTTTTTCTTAAGTCCTTCATTAACGACTAACCTATTAAGTTCTAATACATCAAAATTGCCTATCCTTACATTATTTCTGTTGGCTGAACCACCAAACACACAACAACCAATTATTATATTATTAATATCAAAAAGACCAAAGGAAAAAGAAATAGGACACATTCGGTGGGCATAATGTTTATAGAGCAGCCATTCCTTACAGTCATCAAAAGGAATAGGTTTTATGGAATATTGTTCTTTAATACTCATACTTATTCTTCTTGTTGTGTCGTTTCCCATTATGAAGACTGCCTTTTGATGAGTTCTCAGGATACCACATCGGTCTCATGTTGGTATAATGGAACGCTTCCTTTTGCTCTTCTTCGTTTGTTAAATCAAATGATTCAAGTGGAATGGTATGATCCAGACTCCACCTACCATGATCTTTTCCGTAATTACTCCAAAACATTCCTTCCGTCCAAAACTTTTCAATATAGTTTTTAAAGTAATCCATATCACATCCTACAAGTGAATATAATCGCCCACCTTTACTTCTCCCGGACAATACAGCACCAAGCCTTGATCTGAGATTGTGCGCCATTCTTGCTTGTGGATGAGTTTGCATGTATATCCTTCTCTTTTTATTAATTTCCTCTCTATTATTATTAACATATATTTTAACCCTATCTGTATTGTTATGGTAATAGCGGTTACTTTGTTCAAGTCTTTCCTTGGGATGTCTTATTACATAATTATTTTTAATCTGATTAGATTGTTCTCTATGGTTTATTGCCCATTCTTTATTTTGCTTTAATATTTTTTCAGTATTTTCAGTATAATAATCGTGATTGTGATTAGGATGATTATCGTCATAGACCTTCTTCCCTTTTTTCTGACAATCCCGACACTCAGCCTTGTGTCCATCTTTAACCCTGCTACATTTATTAAACTCAGACAATTCTTTGTCTTGTTTACATTTTGTACAAATTTTATGTGCCATTGAACCAACTAATTTAATTTTACCAACATTAAAAGAAGGGAAGGGCGTTGGTGTACCCGTATCAATGGGGAGCTTATTCCCATCTATCCTACACAAAGATAATGCTTTTATTTGATAAAACAAAAAAAGAGGGAAGATTTCTCCACCCTCTTTTGAAAATTTATGAGTTAAAGACTATAGAATTGCGTCAGACTGTACGAGCACCATCTGATTGCGGTGCAACACTATCAATGCGTATTCTGATAACATCTCGCCGCGCACATCGTCGTAGGTGTCAACAGCAATGTCACTAGGAACTTGTCCTATGTTTGCTACACCCGGAAGAACTTTATTGATACGAGTTCTATTTTCGCCGTTGTAGTTTTTGTATCCGAGTGCAAGGTTTTTCATCTTGAAGGCTGCGGGTTCTTCCATGCTTCCTCTGACGGTTACATCAACATCGGGACAAATAAATCCCATGCCTGTGAAGTAATCATCGAAGGCTGTTGCTCCATAAGCTGTCGGGTCACTGAATGATGGTAACTCTTTGAAGGTTGTCTGCACACCGTTCTTGTGAATGAACTTCAGTGATGCGTCAATCTCGCCTATGTTTCCGTAGGTTGTTCCGCCAGCAAATTCTTTTTTAAAGTCTAAGCCGGAGTTCTCAAGTTGTTTGTAGAGTTCGCTACCCATGAAGAAGTTGACGTTTCTACCAGTGATACCCTGTGAGAGCAAGAGAGGTTTGATATCGTCAAAATCGCTGTACTGATACGAAGTGGTGTAGTACTGTTTCATTCCACCATCTACAAGGTGTCCTATAAGACCAAGAGTATTAGTAGGTTTTACACTATTGCCGTCCCTATCAGTCTGATTAAGGGCTGTGGCGGCTGTTAAAAGCTGACCAAGCATAATGTCATCATTAATATACTTACTCAGTAAGAAGTCGCATTCCATGGTTGCCTTGGTAAAAATACCAGTTCCCCCACCTCTAAGAGTTTCGTAGTATCTCTGATTAGACTGTTGGCTACCCATTATAGCCCAGTTCTGACGTCTTGTTGAGCAATAAAAAAGCCTTGTCTGCCATCCTGACGATTTGGGGCTTCCACCCTGTACACCATTGGCATAAGCTCCACCAGTAACCATCAGTTTAGTTCCTGTTGGTATAGTTACATTAATACGGTCAAGAGCGTCAAGACCATAAAGAGTATAGCTCTTACCAGTTGTATCGGTTGTATCTATAGCCGTTACCTGCCACAATGAAGGTTTGGTAACTTTTACGCTGTTTTTGGTAACGTATTTAGCGGGAACTACAATGATATCCTTCACTGAAAGATAAGCGTTGTCAGTTGTTCCACTAAAGTCTGCTAATGAAAGATGAAGAGTCCATGCTGCTGCTGGGGCTACTGCGCCAGATGCGCCTTCAGTAGTAACAAGTCTTACGAGAGAAAGTTCTTCAAACAGTTTCTTTGTCGGCCCTGCAATAGGAACGATAGAACCTGCCATATAGAGGAACTCAAGTAGTCCAATACCGGGGCCGTAAAGTTTTACGATCTCGCCCCAAATCTGCGGTACAAGCATGTCTGTATCATACAGAGATGCCCATACGGTGCTATAACCAGTATTAATTGTGTTACTTAATACTGCGGGTGAAGAAATTGTTGACATTTTATTTTAAAAGTTTTTAAGTCGTTATTATTAGTGTTTCATATCTTCAAGAAACGCTCCCAATCCTCTGCGGTTATCTTGTGGTGATCCTTCGTCCGTGGCTGTTTTAGTGTTAGGTGGCGTGGTGTTATTGAGCGCCTCGTCCAGTTTCCTTTGGATTTCGGTTTGTCCCTCCTTAACCTTAACTTCGATTATCTTGTCTATATTCTGGTAAAGAAAAGTCATATCTCTTAACTCCATTGCCGTTGCCTTATTCTCAGGTGTTGGATCAAGTCCTGCATCTACAAACATCGCTTGAAACATATCCGGGAGTTTGGCTTTGAAATCAGCCGGAACATCATAATCAATTTTCCCCTTCTCTGATTTAAACTTATCAAATGTGGTGAACTCTGCTTTTAGAGGATCCGTTGCCTGTATTCTCTTTTGCAGGGCTATTACCTCATCTGCATCCCTCTGTTCTTTCGTTGCCGCCTTTGGAAACTCGATACCAGAAGTTAAAGTTTTTAGTGTTGCTCTTGCGTCATCTGCACTCATGGCAAGCTCGGCTCTTGTGACACTATCCCAATCTTCTGGTTTTATGTCAGGGTCGATACCATTTTTCTTGTAAATGGCGGCTCTTAGATCATTCTCCGCAATGTTGGGGTGATTGATCTTCTGTGCCTTTACAAGTACATCAATGTCCGACATCTTACTTACGTCACTCATTACTATCTCTTGTAATGTGTACGGGTCTTTGTCGGGGTACTTAGCGAGCAATTGGTCAGCTATGTAAGCCTTCCTTAATAGGGGTTTTTCAAGTAACTCCGCACCGTTGGTGCTGTTCTTAAAATTCTCAATTTGCTTTTTGTAATCTTCTATCTCTTTAGTCTGCGATTCACTAAGTTTGGCCTTCCCCTCATATTCAACTATCTTTTGCTGAAGTCCGAGGATGTTCTTAATGTCATCATCATTCTTAAACGGAGTAGAAAATCGTTTATTAAAATTCTCAATGAACTCGTCAGGCTTTGACTTTGGTGTTGGCGTCTGCGGCTGTGCCTGTGCAGTCTGGTTTGTCGGAGTACTTGTTTCTGTACTCGGTGTTAGTGTTTCAGTAGCAGGAGGCGTCCCTACCGTTACTGTATTTTGATCACTTGCCTCCACGGGAGGTTTTGTAAATCTTTCTAATGGGTCTGCCATGTCTCTGTTTCTTTGTTTTTCGGCACAAAGTTAATATAAAAAAAAATAACACTCTTTTAGGGAGTGTTATTACTATAATTTATACAATTGTTTTTATGCCATATTTCTTATATTTAATTCATTCTTTAGCGGGAGTTTCTATTATGGTATCTATTCCACACCCATATTTTCCCTTTTCAGGAAGACGTAAACTTGGACATTCATTACATAAAGTAACTTTTCTACAAATTTCACACTCACCATAAGAATTTATAAATGTTATTGGATAATCATTTTCTTCTGCACATTTACTACAATAAAACATAATCTTTAATTTTCCCCAAATGTAAGACGAATAAATGAAACTACCAAATATTTTATCAACTATTTTTGGTCGGGACATTAATGTCGTGAGCAAACCTTGATTTTTTCTTCTGCCACCAAAGAATTAAGAATGTTCCAAGTCCCCCTCCAAGTATTATTGGAACTCCGCAATAGGGATTATCTACTATTTTTATTACTCCTCCGTAAGATATTGTGCCTATCATAAGGCTCAGAAATGTAGCAAGTGTTATTTTAAGATTTTGAACTGCGATGATGTACCACCCATATAAAAAGTCAAATAAAACATATGCAATGAAAAGAAGTATAAATGTTAATATTTCTACATTGCATATCATAGGCTTTCATTTTATTGTGGTAGATCAAGTGTTCCCTGACCTCCGCCTTGTGAAGATGTTGTCTCATTAACTAATTTAACTATATCGGGGTTCTTCTTTAGAATATTATCCCGTATATCTATTACTCGCTTCCCGTAAACGGGATTCTTGTTCATATCAATCGGATTTTTAGACACATCAACACCATACATCTTTTTTATGGGAGAAATAGAAAGATCATTATTACCGCCAACCTTTCCATAGCCGTTCCACGCCTGAATAATATCCTCATCCGATTTCTTCCCTAGTTTTTTAGCATACTTATTCTTATCACTCATTAATTGCATACTATAATCAACTGGGTCTTTTTGAAATTTAGTAAGCTCATCCGGGTTTTTTACTAATACGAAAAAGGGATTATCTCCATATTCATTAGAATATCCTGTTTCCTGATATGCGACAGCAAGAGCAGTATATGGATCAACACCATGTTTTTTAGCCTTACTAACTATTTCTTTTGCCGAATCAGTATCAATATTGGCGTGTAATCTATTATTATCTGATACTGGCATGTTTGTTACTGAATCATTTTCTCTTGTGTCCTTTACGGGGATTACACCATAATCCACTTTGTCTGAATCGGGAAGTTGAAAAAACTGGTTTTTAAAATCATCAACTGTTTTTGTGTATAATCCGTCATTTTGCATTACGTCATGTAACCTCGCAAGTTTATCGGGATTAGAAAACTGGGACACAAACTGGTCATAGGACTTAGTATAATAGCCCTCACTCTTTAATTGGTCATATAATGCTCTATTCTTGTTTGGCATTTAGATATTATCGTATTTCCCTACCGAGGGTTGTCCCTGCGATGTAGCTGGTGTATTAGGTGCGCTTTGAAGTCCCGTAGCCCCCAACGGTTCCTGTGCGGTACTTTGATCGGGTTGACCCACTTGAGTCGATTGTGGGGACTGTAGTACGGATACGTGAGTGTTCTTATGATGTTGCACTGCATTAAAACTATCAAATTGATGCAACATGTTCTTTGCCTTGGCATATTCCTTTATAAAATCAGGATGATTGATACCCAGTTTAGCTAAAATATTCAAGGCTATTTTATAATCATCAACACAAGACATATTCTTTTTGTTTAATTATTTACCATCAGTATTTGTAGTAATACCACTTTCGGCATCTGCCGCTTCTCTAAGACTCTGTAAAAACTGCATGTTATATTCTTTTGTAAGTAGCGAGTCTTTTATATTACCTCTTAGAGCCTCTGCCTGTGCTTTGCCATCTGCAACATTCTTATCTATTGCCATCTGACCCTGTGCCTTTGACTGTTCTGCTTGTGCATTGGCTTGTGCCTGTTGCTGAATCATTGCCTGTGAATTTTGTTGTGACACCTGTTTGTTCTTCTCGATAGCGTATTCAAGTTCTTTTTCAAGTTCATTAAGATCAGCACCATTATTTAATTTGGATTCAAAATAGATAGCATCGTTGAGGTCTATACCCGGCCTTTGCTCTCTAGTGTTCTGTAACGCTACCTGAATCCACTGTCTGAAGGTTGCCCTCTGTGCCTGATCAGGTCTTGGTCGTAGATCAATACCATATTGCACTCCCTCACCCTCCATCATAACGAGGGCGTCTATGTCGGTTTTCCCCACAACACCTTCGTAAGCCTCTCTTATTTTCTTGTCATTTCTGAGTCCAATCTGTATCCTTTTTAATAGGCTTGTCGCAACGCTCTTTTTTATCTCCATTACAGCATTGATGATTATCTGAAGAACATTAGGGGTTTGTATGGGAGTATCTTTCTGTGTATCTTTGCCCGTTTGAGGAAGTGGGGTCATGCCCAAATTAGCCATTGTAATACCAGTGACTTTTTCAAGTTCCCAAAAGTGCATCTCAAGAGCTTTCATTGTTTCTTCAACCCTCGCACCCAAACCACCCTCCATTGGAGTAACAGGAGTGGCTGCCCCTCCAGAGTAAAGTTGGGTGGGGGTATTTGCATAAGAATAGAGTAATCTTCCTGTTTTCTGCCATATCTCCAAGACTTCTTTTGGTTTGAGTGTCTTGCCTCCATAGGTTACATTGGCAAGCATTGATGTGTTGATGGCATATCCTCTTTCAATCATCATGGCAAGCGAGTTCTGCCATCTCAAAAACTCCATTGAAATCTGATCGAGTATGGGAATCATCCTTTTTATTAAGGACGGTTGGAGTAACTGTTCTACATGAAAAGAAAGATGGGGTGTAGATAGCCCTTCTCTTTCTGCCATTTTAACAGGGCCTCCATCAAATACATAGTCTGTATTAAGCACCCAAAAAACTTGTCTTGTATATCTCTTAAATATTTTTTTTACTTCTTGATTTGCATTAGCATTAATTTTATCTTTGTCGAGTGGTTTGACTTCTGAGTCATAATCAAGATCAATAATACTGTTTCTTCCCCTTACTGACTTATAATAAAGTTTTTTCTGCGTATCGGTGTCCATCCACTGTGCTTCAAAAACGGGTACTTTAAATCCATCATATCTATAAGTGGTTGTCGTTGGATCGAGTTGTGAATAAAATCCCCATGTTTTATCCCTTGGATTATCGTAGAGTGTATATGCTGCGTGTGCGAGTGCAACCCATTCCTCTTCGGGTACGTCTGGTAGTTTATTTCTTAAATTCGATATTGTCCATTTATGAAGATAGCCAGCATATTCGGCATCATCATAATCACGCTCGTTTGAAAATTGTATAACAAGATTTGCGGGATCAGTGTACTCAATCTTCCATTTAGAATCTCTGCTATCGAAAACATCCCTAACGGCCGCATAACCAAGCACAACTAAATCATCTACTACCTTCTTGCGTATGTCACCATCCCAATCTGAGATGTTAAAGGAATGTCTTGTAAGTTTTTGCATAGCTCTTGCCACGTTTAACTTAAAGCCGTCCTTGGCCTCAAACTGTTTTAGTTCTTCAATGGACTTTGGGAGAACCGTATCCTCATCAACGGGGATACCTGCATTTTTCTTATACTCTACCTGCCAGTTAGCGTTAATACCCTCACAGAGTTTTGTATATGCTGCATTTTCTTTTAAATCATTAGAATTAGAGTCTATCGTGTCCGCATACACATCCCAATCATACTTATCCATCATTCCATGTATGGCATTTAGTATCATTGGGGCAGGTGAAACATTTTTGAAAAGAACATTTCCCCATCCCTGTCTTTTGCTTAGTTTACCTATGTGTGTATCATCAAAGCTACTCACAGAAATCAGGTCGCCATCGTTGCTTTCGGTATGCAAAAGAAAACTTTTATACTGATCTACTGGCTGATCTCCGTTAGAATACAGTCGATTCATTAAGAAATCATTTATAGTAAAAAGATTAAATGCGCACTTATTTCTTAAAAACAAACTGTATACTGCCTCGGCATTGTTACGGTCATAAACGTCATTTTTCTCTTTTGGGTTACGATCTCTATGCGGAAACGCAAATTCGTAATTAGAATATTTGCTAAAACTCGGAATCATTGTAGCTATATTGATTTAGCACAAAGATACTACGTTTTAAAATAATGGTTATTTTAGAATATTCCATCAAGCAATCCCCAACCACTTAAATCCATCGCTCCATAATTATCTGAATGGGATAGAATTTCTCGGTATCGAGACTTACTGCCTAATAATGCAAACCCAAATGCTGTTTTTAAGTCAAGTCTTGTGAAATCTTCCACCCCCTTAAATGACTTAATTTCAAGTAAGAGATCATCGTGATTTTCTCTATGTCCCCTATTTTCTATATAATCTTTATAAACCCTCACTAAATCTTGTAATGTCTCTGCGTCTGTCCATCGTCCCGGTAGTGGTGCTAACCGACCATCTAATCCCATATCAAACAAAAAATAGCCCCCATAACCCCTCTTATATACATGGACAATAAATTGTTCTACATTTTTTTCTGGATACATCATAGCACCATAATATTGGCAAGCCATGATGACATCTTCAAAATATTCCTCTTGTGTTGCAGGTCTATAGGAGTAAGAACAGATACATTTAAAGCTGTCCCATTCTCTTATCCCCTTTCCCCGGTCTATATTATCATCATACTCCCAAAGTATGCCCATCCCCCCGTTTGACTGCCGAGAATTTGATAAGGAAAATCCTGTCTTGGCTTTTGCTTTCGCCTGGTTGGCATTAAGGTTTCTAAAGGGGTCTATACCACATGTGAATCTCTGACCATTACGGGGTCTCCATGACATAACCATCTTCTGACTCAACCCGTCCCATATTTCGATACCCTCTCTTTGATTAGTCATCTGCGAGGGTAAATCCATTGATATTTTGAACTTGGGTATGTCATTGGATTGTTCAAAGAGTACGTTACTATTGGGATCACTTGTTTCCCTATAAAAAAACCCTGTTTTATAAGGAGGCTTTCCAAGTGATTTCATTCGGTTAAGTTCACTAAGCCTTGTGTCAACTATCTCTAAATTATATCCAACATTACCAGAACTTCCTAACCAACACTCCGCCCATTCAAAAGGAGATTTTCTTCTGATACTTCGATAAAGTTCGAGTGATTCCGGTGTGTTGGTAGTTAATAAAGCATCTCTTTCCGCCTGCATTGTTTCTTTTGCCCCTTTCTTACTCACTGCAAAAATAGACATTGGAGATAGTCTTATCTGCCTATCTGTGGGTGTTTCTATAACCGACTTACCAAACCTGTCAATATATCCCTCAAGTCTCAAATATGCAGGTAGAAATATTCTTGCAAAACCTTCTGTTGTCTGTCCTTTTATCGGTATCCTATGATAGAAGTTAGACATGGTGCAGAGTTTAAAATATGGTACAGAGCCACTTTCTAAATCCTCAACCGTACTGGGGTTCTTGACATACGCACCTTTTAAAATATTGATACCCATACCAGTTGACATGGTGAACTTATTGACATGCCACCTCTCAAATATGTCTGCTGTTGAATTAAATCCCTTTCCCTGCTCGTCATTCAACACCCCATTAAGTCTGTCTCCCTCATTAGCAAATAGTCCTCCTGAATCCGAGTAGGCGATAGCACTCTTTAATCCTCGTATGCTGTAGACATTAGGAGGTGCGTCAAGCCTTAATATCGTTGGTCGTCTATTCCCTTCCCAAATGGGCTTTAACACCATAGGATAAGCATCGAAAGCCGGGAGTAATTTCTTTTTGTAGTGTGTCTCTGCGTTTTTCCCCTCAAAAGAAATGATGGTACTAAAATAGGAAAGGTTTGTCATCGCACCCATGAGTATCTTATGCACAGCCTCATGTGTAGCTCCTGTTCTACGTGTTTTGGGTTCACAGTCCCCAAAGAAGAGACGCCTACCCAAGTCAATCATTTCATATTTACCATCCTTATTTTTTTTGGCAAGTCCTGTGTCATCTAAGTCTGCAAATGTTTCCGTGCATGATTCAAGATACCTTGCAAAGCAAAATTTTCGTCTTACGTCATCCCTATATTCTGGATAAGTAATAGCCTCATCAATGTAATAGAAATTAAGAAAATCAAAATAATCTGGAGGAATAAAGGTTGGTTCTCCGTCAATGTAAACCCAGTAACCATACGTTCTCCACCACCACGCCTTTTTTAACCACTCGATTTCTTCTGTAAGATTTTCTTGTTCCTGTTCAATGAGTTCCCAAAAACGTATGTAGAACTTATAGCCCTGTATGGTATCCTGTCTGTTCTTTTTTTCTATCTCTGCGAGGTCTTTGAGTGCCTTGGCTTCAATTAACTTAAATTTACGTGGTACTTCAATCCTTCGAAAATATTGTTCATCTTTAAGGAGATTATAGCCATCTATTTTAGTTAAGTATTTGGGCGGGGTTGGTAAGCTAAAGTAAATGGGAATAAGACTTTGATCGTTCTCATTAATTACTTCCCATTTTTTGTACGGACAATCTCCGTACTGATCGTCTGGCTCTTCGTCATTAATAAACTTGGATTTTTCAATGACATATCCTGCATAGTACGGATTATATTCATCAGGAAGGCCGTTATTTTCTTCTTTGTATTTTACTATATCTTCTGGTCTGATCTTTAGGCGAATCGCCTCTTCTTCTTCAAAATCTGTTTCAAAAGAAAGTTTATTATCTTTAGGCACAACCCTTAATGTTGCCTCTTTTGCTTTACGTGGCATTCGTTTCTGTTTCGTTTTCACAAAGGTAAATAAAAAAAGGCAGAGCGTTTAACTCTGCCTAGATGTTGAAAATTCGTAATGGTTTCGTAATGGTATTATGCTATAAGTGCAAGTAAAGCAGTTAAAGTTAAGTTAACTCTCGCCCGCACAAGTTTATATCCACTTTCGATATAATACACAATAGAATCGGCTGCGCTTCCACTATCTGCAACTGCTACTGCCCATGCGAAGTTTTGAATAGGGATTATGGTGTTTACAGTACTTTTGGTACTATCCATCTTAGGATAGATCGGTAATGTCATTTCGAGATGAGTTGGAGTAGTGTTTATCTGAGTACTGATGTCTGCTACTGTCATGTGTAACTCCATATATTCTTTATGCTCCCTGTTGTCAAAAGGATTCTCAATGTAATAGAGACTTGAGTAGGCTGTATCGGTCATTACCCGGATTCCAGTAAGCCTGTTGGTGTTCAGAAGATACGAAGTACCACTTGTGGTATCCCTTACCCTCCTATTGTGATCTGCTTTGACGGTCTGCCATTTGGTGACAGTTGCCGCAAAGAGCATCGAAGGAATAAATGAGTGAGTGGTTACTGGCATGGCTTAGATAATATTATTGGTCAATTCGTAGATACGAGAGAAAAAATTATGAACTGAAGTGAATGTTGATGTTGTTCCTCCCCCTCTTACCCGGCTCATCACGTCTTCGATAGCAAGGTTAACAAGAACTTCTTTTCTCTTAAATGCTCCTTCAAGATAAACTACCCAACAATGAGCACCCGGATTAGGATTATATCTATTAGCGTAGACTATATTCGCCCACTGTATAACGGTATTAACCCCAGCTTTATCAGGATTGTTGTGAGGATGAACAGGCAGTGTAATAGTGTTACTATAAGCTGCCGTGTTAGCATAAACGATAATTTGTGCAGGAGTCTTGTCGATAATCAACGTACTCAAACCCTCTCTCCTGTCAAGAAAATTGTCAGAGTACTTTAAATTTGAACCATAGGTGGCGTTGGTTGTTATGTCCGTCATAAAATGCGGATTAAGCAAAAACTCTCTTGATGCACCATCAGATGCAGTTTTTCTCATTCCGGCGTTTCTGAAATCGTTCCAAGAGTAAACTTTAGCAATAAAAAGAATCATTGGCGTGAAAATTTAATTTTACAATATATTTACAACGCCACAAAATTACACATTATTTTCCACATCATTTCTAGAGAGTAATTTACCTTCTCTTTCATTTCGATCTCTGACTTCCTGTACCTTGCTCCAATTGCGCCTTATGTAAGCCTGTGCTGTGCTTAAATTAAGACTATGGTGGGGAAAGTTTATTAACTCGTCTCTGAAAGATTCTTCGAGCATAGTATGTGCCATAAATAGTCCATTGAACCATTTTAGATCGTCTCTTATGGCTCTTGGCGGCTCGTCCTCATTGAATTTGGCAAACACATGCCCTACCCTGATATTAGGATAAACTATACATTTTCCTCCGTAGACACGTGCCTTTAAACTTAAATAACTTTCCAACTTTCCCCAGCCTTGGTGGCCTATTAATCGTTGCCCTTCGATAGTGTCCCAACCGTATGTTTTTTCGTAGAACTCACGCTTCATAAAATAAAACGCCCCCATTAAACAACTTATCTCATAAGGTTCGTCTGATTTCTTTGATGCCCATTTGCCTTCAAGTATATCCCTATATTCAAGATTACTTCTTAACTTAGACTCTATGGGCAAATCGTCTACTGTCACTTTATAAAGTAATTTTGCCCCATATCTTGTAGTTCTATCGGGTGCATCAATATCATAATTGCCTAAATTAAGCCCCACACTTGCACAGCAACCGATTTGATTGTCTTTTACAAGCAATTTAACGTCATAGAACCACGATCTCTGCGGAAATGTATCGGCGCCTGCTAAAACAACGATCGTGCCTCTGGACGCTTCTACGCAACGATCCATGCCATATCCCACTCCGTACTGTTCTTTGCTTTCTATAATTTTTAGGTAGTTTTTTATCCTTTGCGGAAAATTTATGTTATGGAGTGACGCAAATGACCCATCTGTGTTAACGCTACCATCGTTATAAAAGACTATCTCAAGTTCATCATAAGGATAATCACGTGTAAAATTATACAAAACTTCAATTAAGAGTTCGGGGTCTTCATTGCGAACGGGTATGCAGACGGAGATGGTCATTTTCTTGAAAGGACTGCATTAATATCCTTTCTATGTACCACGTAGTAAATTTGTTTGTCGTCAAAACGGCTGGCATACTTTTGCCTTTCCAAAGCCCAAATTCCAGCCTTAGGGTTGAATAATACAGTATCTCCTGTACGAAGGTCTTCTATATGGCTATAATCAGGATTTAGATATTCTTTGACTGGGTTTCCAATATACGAGATTACACCTTTCGTTTTATCTAAGCACTCTTCTGATATTACGTCAAACCCGGAAAGAGATTCTTTGTTTTTTAGGGTGACAAGAACGTAGCCATTTAGCATTCTAACTTTGATTGCAAACATGATTTTAGTAAGTGTTATACGGTATCTTGCACAATAAATATCTGAATATGAAATAAGTTTATAGGTTTTGCCATCACACACAAGCGTAACTGCGTTAAGGCTGTCAATGGTATTTGTCCATATTTCCCATCCTTTTTCTAATGCCATGTCGGTCAACCACGGCATACTCTTTTCCCTATCTTCAGTATTAAAGTATAGCTTTTGCGGGGTTTTGTAAACGATCATTGACACCTCTGCGAGATCAGCCGCATGTGTAGAGTCATCATCGAGATTATCGGGATCAGCATAAATCAGCTCTTTATTAACTCCTATTATGATACCTGACTTTGTGGTGAGTCCTTCATTGCTGTAGTATTGCTCGCAAAGAACCATGTTGATAGGTATGATTCCTTCGTCCAGTTCCCTTTTACTTACCGTCTGTTTGAGTAGTTCAGCCATTAGTTTATTCTGTTGTGTCTGTTTTAGTTTCTTCTGTCTTTTGCTCTACCGGGCGATAGAGTAATTCCGTGTCTGCCCCATAACCGAATACATGTTTTCCTCCATCTTCAAAGGTAACGTGTACCCTATCTTTGATTAATACAATCTTTATGGGGTTTATTTTTGCCATGCCAACAAGATATGGACTATCTAAGGTATAGGAGGAAAATGCAACGTCTCCATTACCCGTGGTGTACTTGTTAAATCGAACTTGGTATATTTCGGTTTTTGGTGTCATTACTTTCCTTCTCCTTATTCATGTAAAAACTGTAAAACATTGCATTGCACATTATATGCCCAATATGATGCAATCCGCTTTCTTGATCTATATCTTCTCCGTCAAAGAGTTTTGCAAGATGCCTTTGTAGGGACTCAAGAATCTCTTTCTTGTCGAATCCCTGTTTCCAATTATCAACGGCATATTTCTTTGCACCGAACTCCATGACTTCAATCATCGGCTCTAATGACTTGAAATGGACTAAAGACCATTTCCGCTTACCTGTGTTATACCGTAATCCTTTATTTTCTGACATTTTTATCTTGGTAAAATTACTCCTGCAAAAAATGGATCAATTGTACTCTTAATTCTCTTAAACGTGAGTCCGTTGGTGTTCCAGTTAGATGGAATAAGAATAGCATCGCCTCTTGATGACTTAAATTTTTCTACGTTCTTCTGATAGTCGTCTATAAGGATTCCATTGCCTGCCATGAGATATTTGCGTGAACCAAGAAAGACTGCATCTGACTTAATGTTCATGTAATTATCGAGCCATTGAAGTTTCTGCATTGCGCAAGACGGATCGAGCGATGGGGTCGTAAGTATGGTTACTTCTCCTATTTCCGACAGTAAGGCATAAAGTTCCTTATACCACGGCATCGGCTTGAGGTTATACCAGAAATCAGGAGTCTCGTGAATAGAGTTCCAGAATTGCTCTACGGTTATCCCATAGTAATCATAAGTTCCCCACTGTCCGAACTCGGAAGCGTATTGTTCGATGGTAATATGCTTGTTAAAGTCTCTATTAAGTGCTTCTAATGCCCCCGAAAGGAAGTCTACAAGCACACCATCCATGTCAAGTAAGATTTGTTGTCTCATTATATTTCATTTAGTATTTGCTTTTCTTCCTTTGAAAGTATTGAGTAGAACTTTTCTGGGTTTTCTTGGCTTTGAAGTTTGCTTAACCAGAAAGTTATCTTATTAAGATTTTCTTTGGTCTTAACATCAAAACAATCCCCTTCAACTATCTTCCATGTCTTTACATGGGGTTGAATATTCCTTAGTGCTATGCCGTCCATGCCCCATGAACTTTCTTTGTTCCAAAGTACTCCACCAACCTTTTCAATGATCCTTCGATTGATACACCTACACACGCCCAAAATTTGATCTTTAGTTTTTAGGTGACGTAGACTTCCTTTATGTTGACCATCAGCCGCATAGAAATATATAGACGAAATTCCTACAAGATCGTAATCCAATTCCATTTCTGTAATGCACCTTTTTAGTAGCGTTGTGGAAATAATATCATCTGATCCCGCAACAATTATGTATCTACATTGTATACTCATAAGATAGTCTACTCCTGTGTTGAACTTTGCCGTGGCTGGATGATTGGTTTGTGTGATATGATGGACTTCGTATTGCTCACAGAGTTGCTTGTGTTCTTCATCACCAACCACCACGCAGGGAAAATAACCACAATCGCTTCTTAATCTTTTTATGGAAGCTAAAAAAAGACGTAATATTTTAATTCTTTTAAAACTTATTGTTAAAATTCCAAACTTCATTTCAAAAAAGAATTTAGTATTTCAGTTTGTACTATATCCGAAGATGTTTGCCAAACTGTTTTATCATTAGGCGGCAAATACCTTAAAAAATCCCTGCCATGTGCAAGTGCCATTATCTTTACTCCTTTCATGTGTGCGTCCTGTGCCAAAAATATATCTGCCATGTTTTTTTGTGCCTGTACATCATAGGATGGTTTGTAGTCGTCTGTATGAAAACCCATGCACCCAGTACCTCCAACATGAACTTCAGTGTTTTTATACCATGAATTTAAGCATCGTATATTGGTAGTAAATGATCTTTTATAAGATGATATTGGCCTTTCCCCGTCATACCGTTTTCCATGATAGGTTATTATACAATGATAAAAATCAATCATGTTTTTTGTAAGAGATACATAATTATTAGGATATAATAAATCATCATCACAGCTAAAAAAATACCCTTTTACCTTGTCAGACATGGTGAATTTTGCGTTGGCTCCAAACTCATTACCGCTAATAGTCCAATACACATTTTTAAAATCATTGATCCACTGCGGTGCTTCTTGCAAACCATAGTTTAAAATAACATAAATATTGTCTGCCTGATTGGTAAGTGAGTCTAAAACCTTTTGCAGGCTTCCACTTCTTTCGGGTAAACTTGCTATCCCCACATTAATTGTCTGGTTCATCTTTTATACTCGGTGAAACATTTAAATAATCAAAAGCAAAATTTCTTATTGCGGTCTTCTTGGAACAATGATAGAACTTTTGTATCTCTTTGATTGCCCATTTGTACCATTCGTCATATTGTTCGGTAGTAACTGCATATTTCTTATACCATTCGGAGGTCTTGCATAACTCCGGTTCTTTTTCAAGAAGTTCTTGTACTGTTATGCCGTGGTATTTAACAAGCCAACCATTATAAAGATCATCGGTTGTTAATACTTTCTTTTTCATTTTATGTAATTAAAAAGGCAATGGGTCACCGTTTTCATCATCATATTCATTTGGAGAAAGATTAACAAACACCTTTTCTCTTTGTTCAATATGTTTAGGTGGTTCTGCAATGGTATCTATATTGCTCATTGCATCAACCTTTATCTTACCCTTGTGATTATCGTAGGTACTATTTCTGTCGGTAAATCCTATGTGAACTACCCTTGCTTCTGTTTTAAACCAAGTATCTGAAATCTTTTTTCCAAAGAGATAATAATCAACGCCGATACTATCGCCAATACTAAATTCCTCAAAGCCCACCCCTCTGTCTAACTGCATCTCTGCAATATTGGTTCTGTCTTTTCCTCCAAAGTCGAGTTTATATTCTACTTTTATAGACATAAATTCATAGGGTGGTTGCGTTGGGTCTTTTTTATTATCAACCTTGCGTGTATCTTTTGAATACAGCGTTCCTTTTATTGTTTGAAGATTTTCGACCATGTTATTTTATTAAATACATAATGACTAATCCGAGTACAAGACCAATAAGAAATGTAGTAAGTGGCTTAAATTTCCAATAAAGGAATGTTGGAGTGTAAATTGGTATTGCATTCATGGTTTCTTGTTTTTAATTTAATACACCAAAAGTATAACTTATAATTGAGATTTCCAAATTTATTTTCAAATTTAAATTTTCGCTTATAATATATATTACTATTAACCTCTTCTTTATCTACAATTCTATTTTCATTTTCCATACGCCGATCATATGATGAACATAAGAAAAACATATGTTTAACATATGATATTAGATTTTTCGTAGTTTATTTGTTTTCCTTGAGTCACAATAACTCGATCTTTTTATCTGTTCGGTTTGGAGTCTTTCGTTATAAAAATTACCATTAGAATCCTCAATAAACTTCATTGATAAAACCGACCAGAGTCTTTCAAAATCAGAGCCTAATCTCCTTTGTATACTATCTAAAGGTAAATGCCCTCGTGAGAATTGAAATAGTAGTAAACGAAGATATGCACCTACCTCTTCGTTAGTGAAATCTTGTGTGCCCTCATTAAAGTCGGCAGTGTAAAATAAGAATGCGGGGTCTTTTCCCATAACACTACGATATTATGAAAGAGGTTGCCCCCCAGTGTCGTAGTAACTATCCAGAAAAGGAGAGTTCACCGAGGGGGCCTCAGTTTATTGTTAATTTTTTATGTTTGTTGTTTTCATTCTGTATAATTACTACAACAGGTCAAAGGTAAGTAAAATTTTTGACTTCGTTTTTGAAACGACAAATATAGAACAAGTTTTTGATAAAAACAAATATTAAAACATTTGCTTCTTAATTTTATTTCAATTATCTTTGTGTTTACATTATGGATTAAATTTTGCCCCCTCATCGTTCAGGGTGATTTTAAGTTTTCATAGTTTGATTTTTCTCAATTGGGTGAGGGGATCTTGAAGTTTATTGAAACAAAAATATTGCAAGATGGAGAAGTGGTATCTCGAAGGCCCCATAAGCCTTAGTCGACAGTTCAATTCTGTCTCTTGCTACATTCGGTTGCCGATATACAGACCCTTACAGTTAGGAATCGGACTAAAAGCGGGCACGGGATAAGGAAATCGTAGAGACGGTCATCGCCGTTAAAGCCCGCTAAAGTAAATATTTTAAACGCTACATATACCATGAAAAAAAGTTTTTCTGTAAAATTTAATTGGGGAGAAGAAGTTGAACTTAAAACTGATGTTGGTATAAAAAGAGTTGTCACGGGTTATATACTAAGACCTTCGGGTAAAATGTACGAAGTAGCCAAAGAACTTGAAACATCATGGCATCAAGAAGTAGAGATTGAGAAGTTTCCTGAGAATAAACGGGCAGGATTTAAAAGAGATTAGTTTTAATGTTTGCTTAAGTGAGCCAGCAAACGGGCGAAGGAACCATACATTATTCATAGACTTTTGGTAGCCTTTTTTGGTGTTAGTTATCAGAACTCGTGAGATCATCGAGAAAAGCGATGACAAGACACACGATAGTCGAAGCAAAAATGTTTATTAAAAAAGGGAGGCGAAAACCTCCCTTTACTTTTTGTATTACTATGAACCCCATTTTTTGAGGTTTATCTTGCATTAGGAATTGACATAACCTTTCGTTGGGAAGTGGTTATCTCTGATTTCTTTCGATGACTCACAGCCCCGCAAGAGGCACACCTTACCGCAACAAATCTATTCTGAGGTGTATAATAATAACCTTCTTCATCGGTGAACTCAAACGAACCACAATTAGGGCAGGCAGAGTCAAAGGCATCCATGATAATGGGAAGGTTTGGATGACTCGTGATCCAGGGCCGAAGTTCAATGTAAACTTCCTCCAAAAGTTCTGTATCTATTCTACAATATTTCTCCATGTAATCCAAAGAGTCTTGATCTCCTTTCTCGCACTTAAGCCATAGATCATAGTCTGTGTGAAGTTTCTCTTTATGAAGGATTATCTTTCCAAGGTAGTTCAACTTAGCAGATGAGAAAGCAAACTCTTTGTAGGCAACCTGTAAGGTATCGAGTAATTGGTATGGCATAGGAGGCTTGAGTCCATTCATAAAGAATCTCGTCTTTAACTTAGGCATATCAAATTTTTTGATGTTATGCCCGATTAAAATATCAGCCTGTGAGATTAATTTATGGGCACTTACCATAATTCGTTTGTCATCTCTTTTAACGGACTCCCTTGCGGTAACAAAATCTGACATGACCTCGTCAGCAAAGAGCCACTTGGCAGAGTACCCAAAGATAAACCAATCGTCGATTATCTGGTCACAACCAACATACTGTTTCCCTGTACGCCAAAACCTTCCTTTAATCAGAGATGTTTCAATGTCAAGCAAAAGTATCTTGGGGTTGCGTGTATCACGCCATCGTCTTTCACGTTGATAACGATGTAGTGTTTCTATGTTAATGCTAAATTGAGTGCAGGTTTCTGGTTCACCGTGGTCGTTACAATAGGTTAAAATTTCATCAATTCTTTCATCTTGTAAGTATTTCCCCAAATCTCCCATTATTCATTATTTTCGTTAGTTACTTCAACTGCTTTTGAACATTTGTCGGAGATGGCGTCTTTTACATTATTCCAACTCGATGTTCTTCTTGTGTTTTGTGCGTCTTTAAACTTTCGGCGATCCATGAAAGAAGCGGTATATCCTCGTGCGTATCCTCGTTCCTCCATGTCAATCATTGTTTTTAAAATTATCTCTGCGGATGGTCGCTCGGTAAAGATTCTATCTGCTATAAAAGACAGATATTCCCTATTAGTCTTTTCTTCTTCCATATTTTATGATTTAGACTTCAAAAGTAGTCATTCTTAATCACATATCCAAATTATTTTACTATTTTATTATTTTTATTGAAAAATACTTGCAAAAACGATATATTTGATTTACCTTTGTGAAAAATATTTGATTTAAGATGGCGGATGAGGTATTAGAACAGCCCACAAAGGAGATTCAGCACGAGTTGGGATGTCAAAAATGGCTTTTCAAAATTACCGAGAGATTAATGGTTGTTCTCGATTGTATTAAAAACAAAACAGATATTAAGCAAGAAGAAGATTGGCAGGTAATAGAGATGCTTCATGCTGACTGGTTTTTTGGGAGACATATCTTTTATGAGACACTCACCGTGCCCGACCTGACAAAATCTGCAACACAACCGAATTTATTTGACAAAACGTCCGAATCCGACACAGACTTTACAAATATTGCTGACAGGTTTTATGATGCAAAAGACAAACTCTTAAACGGCACGGTTTCTGACATTCCATTTACAAAACCAAAAAAGAAAAGGAAATGAACAGAGGATTGAAGTTTTTGGATATGATGAAGGAGATTAATGATGATTTTGCAACAGTTGAATCGTGGTTTGGTTATAGCGAACCCTTTTTTTCGCAAAGAAACCTAAAGGTTTATGATCCAGATCATTATGATCTAATTCCGAGCAAACATCATATTGAAAACCGCCTAAAGGAAAAGGAACAACAACTATCAAATCTTGAAGGCATCCAAAAGCATTATGAAGAACAACATAAAAAAATACAGGGAGAAATTGAAGAACTTAAACAACAAATAAACAAAAAAGGTTAGTTGACAGAAACGGTTTTAAACAAGAACCAGTAAACAGACGAGGAGAGTCATTAAAACGTCTCTCCTTTTTTATTTTAAATCATTTATTATGGATCGTAAATCAAGACGTTTTGAAATCAGACAGATAATCAGGGAACTCAAAAATATCAAAACTCACAGGGTCTATACAGAGGCATTAAAGAATGAGGTTTTTAGTGCTATTGTCGCCAAAGACTTACAACTACTTAAAGAAGGTATCCACCCTGATAGTGCAATTCAAATGAAATATGGCAAAGCCATAAACCTGCTTGCACAAATAGTTCAACTCGAAAAAAGGTTACAATATTTACAGGTTGGATTCCGGGAAGTATCGGAACAAACAGTCCCTACAATCTAATAACATAACAGGTTCGTCATCTATATTAAACCGTTGGACAGCATGGGGAAAAAACAATACAGTTTGTCCCACTTCAATTTCCATGGGTATTGACGGCAATCCCTTCCCTACCTGAAGAACTATTCCAGAAATCTGCGGATCACCCTTGCCCACATTTGGTATGATAAGCCCACTTTCAGTTTTCTTTTCGGTTTTGGGAATTTCTTTTAGAAGTACTTTTGTACTATTAATAAGTCCTTGTCTCATTTTTCTTGTTTTTTGTTTCACTGCAAAGATAGTTGAAATTTTTCTTTCTAATTATTTGGAAGTCTCGTTTATAAGTTTTACATTTGTCCTATGGAAACTTATTTAATCAACAGATCAGATAGACCCGACCGCCTCCATGACGTCAGAATTGAATTAGAAAATCAGGGCATGAACGCTCATCTTTTTTCTGCCATTATTGATCCTGTAGGTTATATCGGGTGCACAAAGTCACACCTTTCGATAATGGAGAAGTGTAAAAAAGAGAATGTCTTTATTATACTTGAAGACGATGCCGAGTTTTTGCACCCAAAGTTAAACACTGATATTGTTATGAGGGTAGCTTTTAGCCAATTACCAACAGATTGGGATGCCCTGTATCTTGGAGCAAGTCCGCAAGAACCGCAGGAACGCTATTCTAATAACCTTTTTAGGTTGAGAAACGCCAAGACCACCCATTCGATATTCTGGCATAACCATTCTGGTAGTGCACTTCAATACATAATGACGCATAAAACCGACATAGGTAAGATTGATAGGTATCTTTACGAGGTCATCCAACCGAAATTCAATATATTTTGTGTTTATCCAATGCTCGTGACACAAAAACAATCAGCATCAAATGTCTCAAAAAGAAGTGATTGTGCAACTATTTTGAAAAATTATCAAAAATATTGTATCTAATGCCGAGTAATATTCAATTATTCAGAAGACATAACTATAATCCCATATTCATAGAGACAGGTAGTTATGCAGGAGAAGGTATTAAAAACGCTATCTTCGCTGGGTATAAAATCATTTACTCGATTGAACTTGCAGAAAAACACTACAATTATTGCAAGAGTTATTTCAAATATAATGACAACGTCAACTTACTACATGGGGATAGTCTTGTCGAACTACCGAATGTTCTTAAAAAACTGAATGAACCTGCTACTTTTTGGTTAGATGCTCATTACTCTGGTGGGGACACGGATTTTACTAACAATCTGACCCCGCTAATGAAAGAACTCGGAATAATCAAGAGTCATTTTATCAAAACACACACTATTATCATTGATGATTTAAGAGAGTGGAGCAGGGATTTTCCTGCAATAGGCTTTAATGTTGAAGATATTAAAAATAAGATTTTAGAGATTAGTCCTGATTATATTTTCTCTTTTGCGGACGGACATATTGCAGGTGATATACTTGTAGCAGAGATAAAAAAGGTTAAGCCCATTAATATCGTTGTTTTTAGTAAGGATAGAGCTATGCAACTGGAACTATTTATCAGAAGTTTTAATGTTTTTGTAAAAAATGCTGATCAATATGTCATTAATATCCTCTATGCCTATTCCTTAGATGAATTTATGCAAGGATATGTCAAATTATGCGAAACAATTCCTCCCAATGTAATCTTTCATAAAGAAACAGACTTTAGATCTGATTTAATTTGTCTTATCGGGGAAAATTACCCACACACCGTATTCTTCACAGATGATGATGTATTCATTAATAATTTTGACTTCTATGACAAACAGATGGACGCTTTTGAATGGGATGATAGTATCATTTGCCGGAGTCTAAGACTTAACAAATCATTAACATATTGCTATTCTAAACAGACACCAATGAAACAGCCACCCTTCTTCGGGGATAATACATTCAATTGGAAGGGACAGGATGGTGACTACGGCTATCCCATGAGCCTCGATGGGCATATCTTTCGCACCAAAGAGATACTCTCTTTCTTAATAAAACTGGATTACACAAGTCCAAATACACTCGAATCAAGCATGGCAAAAAATACAAAGGGATTCCCTCCAAAGATGATATGTTACGATAAATCTATGATAATCAATAATCCTATTAATATTGTCCAAAACGATTGGAATAACGTTCATGGGAAGATAGATGCTGAATTTTTAAATGAAAGATTTTTAAACGGACAGGTTATCGAATTAAGTAATTTTATAGGGATTAATAATACAAGTTGTCATCAAGAAATACCACTTAAATTTAAACAAACTTGAAAGCAATAGTCATAAATTTGGATGAAAGAACCGACAGAATGGAGCAGTTCAAAAAGAATGAGTTTCCTTTTGAGGTAGAAAGATTTAGTGCTTTTAAAATGGAATCAGGGCAGGATGGTTTTACGTTATCTACACGAACTCTTTTATCTCAAATAACAGAATTTCCTGTTCTAATTTGCGAAGATGATTGTGTAATGTTAGAAAACTGGATGGTTGTTCAAAGAGCAATGGCGGAGTTACCTGATGATGCAGATGCCCTTTGGCTTGGCGCAACACTCACGCAACCACTTGAGAAATATTCCGAGTATTTATTCCGGTTAAAGAGAGCATACACAACACATGCAATTATTTATTATTCAAAGAGAATGGTTGACTATATACTTAACCTTAACGTGCCATCAGGAATTAACCTTGACATATTCTATTTCCTGCATGTTCAAAAAGAGTTTAATTGTTTCATTACGAACCCTATCTGTGCCACGCAGAGTGATGGTTATTCAGACGTAAGCGGACAAGAGATGAAGTTTTACGACTATATTATTGAGAGTTATAATAAGTTTACAAAATGAAATACCACGTTTTCTTTGAAAACCCGCAAGACGGAGAAATAAGAACCATCAGAAGGTTTGCCCTATTCCCTATCTGTACCCTCTCCGAAATGAGATGGATGGAGTGGGTTACATTGCAACAAAAATATTCTCGTAACTACGCTGACGATGGTTGGCATAATGAAAGGTTTTTAGATGAAAAATAGAAATTTACCACATAGTGATAATTGGGCAACACCCTTGTATGTTTATGATGAACTTAATGAACGATTTCATTTTGATTTTGATCCCTGTCCTATTGAACATGATGTTTCTAAATGGAATGGACTTGAGGTAGAATGGGGGACAAGTAATTTTGTAAATCCTCCATATAGTGTTGATTTAAAAAAGAAGTTTGTTTTGAAAGCCGTGGAAGAAAAGAATAAGGGAAAACTTTGTGTGTTATTGCTTCCTGTATCCACAAGCACTCGATTATTCCATGATGTAATTTTGCAAAACATTACAGAACCAATTCGTTTTTGGAAAGGGCGAATTAAGTTTAAGGGATATGATTCTTGGGGTAATTTTGTTACCAATAAAAGTCCTATGCACGATAGTATGATTGTGGTCTTTGATGGGAGAAATAAAAATATTTGATTATGAAATACTTGATAGAAGAAGATAATAGTCCTACATGGAAGATAGTAAGTGATTTGTTTGCTTTGAACTATACCGAGGCTACCGATACAGAACAACATATTCCGAAGATCATACACCAAATTTGGTTAGGGGGCAACGTGCCTGAAAAATATGAAAAATTCATGCAATCATGGAAGTTTTATAATCCTGACTACAAATATAAACTTTGGACAGATAAAGATGTCAATGATATTTTCATTACCAAAAGAAGTATTTTGGAGGCGTGTCCCAACCAAGGAATGAAAAGTGATTTGTTAAGATATGAAATACTTAAACAGTATGGCGGAGTATATATCGATGTTGATTTTGAATGTATAAGACCACTTGATGATCTCCTTAATCTTAAGTTCTTCTGTGGTCTTGGATATGGAGACGTATTCGTTCTTTATATAGGCATCATTGCAAGCATCCCCAATCATCCTATTATTCAGACATGTATAGACGATCTTGATACACCCTATCGTGGGCATGATGCAATGGAAATTATGCATGGATCAGGCCCCTATCATTTTACGAAATGTTTTTTAAAAACGATAGATACTGACACATCGGGAGTGGTTGTCTTTCCTTTTGACTTTTTTTATTGTCTTCCCAATACTCAGCGTGCTATCTCTAATCCTAAAAGGTACATTAAAGAGTGTAGTTATGGCATTCACTACTGGACAGTTAGCTGGCAAGATAATAAATAAATTTACTATCTTTGTGGAGGAATAGTCGGATATAGCTACCCGATGAAGCAGACGAGTGTCGAGTCCTTTCCTCCATTTTTTTCGACACATATCAAAAAACGACACAAGATGAAAGAGATTCAATTAACAAGGGGGCAAGTTGCATTGGTAGACGATGATGACTTTGTTTGGTTAAGCAAATGGAAATGGTTCGCTCATGGTAACAATGGTCATTATTATGCTCAAAGATGGGGCACTATTTCTGAAAACAGAAGTAGGAAAATGATTAATATGCACAGAGAAATAATGCACACGCCTCCTGAACTTGAAGTTGACCATATTGATCATAATGGATTGAATAATCAAAAATCAAATCTAAGGAACTGTACAGAAACAGATAATCACAAGAATTCTGCAATTAGAGGAGAAATCCCTTATAATGGTGTTAGTCTTAAACAGGGGGAGAGAAGGACAAAGAAGTTTCGTGCCAGAATCCATGTTAACTATAAAGAAATTTGTTTGGGTGTCTATTATACTGCCGAAGATGCTGCTCGTTCCTATGATAAGAAAGCCAAAGAATTATTTGGTGAATTTGCCAACTTAAATTTCCCTGACGAAAAATAAATAACAAAATATTTGGAAATTAAATAATTAAGTTATATATTTGAATCATGATTTATGATAAATACACCGACCTTTGCCTACAAGCGGTAAAAGACGAAGAAGTCTTCAAAACCTTCAAGGGTAATACTGCCTGTACCTATATGCTCGAACATGTGACGTATGAGCAGGGGTTGGGGTATCTTAGCGAGATTAAACGACTACAACCGAAACTGCTGAAGCATATTGAGTGTTTTGCGACTAACGACAGTCTCGGAACACCACAAATGTTTTGGTATGATGAACTTAACATGGAAATTTCACCATCCACATTACGTTATGTCAAGGTTCTTGCAGACTTAGTGACTCATTTTGGCTCTTTGGATGATTTGGATATAGTAGAGATAGGTATAGGCTATGGTGGGCAATGTAAAATCATCAATGATTATTTCGTTCCAAAGAGTTACACTTTAATTGATTTACCAGAGGTATTGGCCCTCGCAAAGAAATACCTTATTTGTCATGGCATAGAAAACATAGTCCTACGGAGTCATAGAAGCCTTTTACATCGAGACTATGATTTGTGCATATCAAACTACTGTTTCACGGAGATAAGCCGTCAGGATCAAAATTTCTATGCAAAAAATATCATTGAACATTCCGCCAAAGGATATATGACCTGTAATTACTTAGATCAACGGATTAAGGAGCGTGCAATGACATCAAAGGAAATTTGGGTTTTAAAGAAGGATGGGTTTTTTGTCCCCGAAGTTCCACTTACCGCACCACATAATGCAATTTATTTATGGACGTCATAACTGGAGATAAATTTAAAGAACTTGCGGATTTTACTTTCTCCCCAGAAAAAAAACTACCGGGAGATTACGATAATCTTGCAAATACATTCAGACCATTATTCTTGCGTGAAAAAAGTATCTACATTGTATATACACATACGATGTATGCAGGGAGTTTGTTTGGACTTTTGCGTCAGTTGGAACGGTATCAGTTTGTTATAATAACTCATAACTCTGACAATTTGATTAATGAAACAAGTACAAGTATGGGTGATGGATTTTTTAGCACATTTGACGGGTTTGGGCAGAATGTGGATTGGTTTAGTTTACCGGATAACGTCATTCATTGGTTTTCAAAGAACATCAATTGCTTTCATAAGCGGATTTCAGCAATCCCCATCGGTTTAGAGAACGATATGTGGTTTCCTGAGATAAACAAAAAGAAGAAAATCAAAGAGAAATTGAAAGAACCCCACCAATGGAAGAATCTTGTCTATATGAACTTTAATATCAACACAAACCTTAAAAAAAGACAAGAATGTTACGACTATTTTAAAGATTTTCCGTGGGTTACGGTAGATATGAAAGCCAACGGAAGTGACTTTGATAGCTATATTGATAATATCTACAACCATAAGTTTGTTCTTTGTCCAGAGGGTAATGGTATGGACACGCACAGGACATGGGAAACACTTTATTTGGGGTCAGTGCCGATAGAGTTAGGCAATAATAATAATCGCTTCTGGAGCGACCTACCTATTTATTTACCAAAGCAATGGAGTGACGTCACTGTTGAAATCCTCGCAAGGACTCTTGATCAATTTAATGAGGTTGAGCCTAATATGAGCCAACTTAATTTTCAATATTGGAAAGATAAAATACTGAGTTATGCTAAGTAAAGAGCAGATATACGATATTTATGAGAAGCATGTGGCAATCAATTACACAAAGGAGTACTGGAATAGGTATGTGTCGATGCCTTTTGAACTTAACGGCATGGTTTGGAAATGGGAAAACAAGGACTTTCCGAGGGTTATTGCTTTATTAGAGTTTGAAAATTATCTCCCCCACATAAACGTCAGAAATATTAATAAAATATTAACTCTTGATGGAAAAGACGATCCAGAAATGGAATTTCTTTGGCCAGATGAGGTAACTAATCTTGAATATGGTGTCACAGAAGGTTATGACTTACATACCCTAAGCCTCCCGAAGAAAGACTACGATTTTGCTATGTGTAATCAGATAATAGAACATCTATATGACCCAATCCTTTGTCTTAAAAACATTTATAATCATCTTAAGATAGGTGGAATGTTCTACGCAAATGTACCCACAAACAACATACCACATAGTACTCCTTATCATTTTTATACGGGGATCACTCCTGTTGGACTTGGTTGTATGGTTACTTTGGCGGGATTTGACATTCTAAAGATTGGTCAATGGGGCAACAGAGAATACCTTATGAAATCCTACGAGAGTCTTTGGCCGGACTATACTTATAGTCATAACCCCGGAAAGAACGAAATAGACTGTCCTGTTATTACTTGGGTATTAGCAGTTAAAACCCAATAGATGGAATATTACATTAAAACCCTACTTAATCACGTCAAAGAATCTAATGGCTTTTATATAGAAGCTGGTGCTAATGATGGTATCTCGTTTAGTTATACCTATGAACTTGAAAAAATAGGGTGGAAGGGGTTATTAATAGAGCCATCAGAGTATATTTTCCCCACGCTAATGGATAATAGATCAATTGAAAATATTTTTATGCACTGTGCTTTGGTCGTATCGGATGACATAAAGGAGATAAGTGGCGACTTTGATGGGTCTCCTATGGCTTCGGTCGGTGGTGTTATGCTCAATAGACCCCCATACACCACAGTTACAGGAAGAACTCTTAATTCTATTTTAAAACAACATAACATCACAACGATTGATTTGTTAAGTTTAGATGTTGAGGGATATGAACTTGAGGTATTGCAGGGTTTTGATTTGAAGTTTTATCATCCAACTTATGTAGTTATTGAGGTAGCCAATAAATTTAAGGATACTATCATGGGTATCTTTACCGATGCCGGGTATAGTCTACTTGATAACCTAACCAAGTTTGATCACAATAGTGCGGTTATTTGGGATAATAGTTATGATGATCTTTTATTTGTTTATACAAAATAATTATGCCAGTAGTACGCAACGAAGCACCGTGGGGATTTCCGATTGAGATTGAATCCGACAAAAGGATAGAGATACTTATAGATAAGTTTGATTTTAGTCGGGTTCCTGATAATACGATTCGTATAGTTGTTATGGATGAACCTATCTGTTGTATCTATGATGATGTAAGAGATCATCCTGAGTGTTATACTTATGTATTTACTTTTTTGCAGGACGTTCTTAACATTAATCCGAAGGCTGTATTCTTTCGTGGAATATACGCATGGGTGACATACGACAAACCTTATGAGAAGAAATTTGCGGTATCTACGGTGGTGGGTGCAAAAAATAATCTTGTTTTTGAAGGATATACCAAGCGACATGAACTCTGGAGACGCAGAGAAGAAATAGCAATACCTAAAGACTTCTATTTAAGTCATACGTATAGACCCACGGGAGTCGATATAAGCCATGAACTAATCTTGGGTGATGAAAGATACTCAAAAAATGATATGTTCGATTGTATGTTCCACGTCTGCATAGAAAACACAAGCATTCCAAACTACTTTTCCGAGAAGATACTCGATTGCTTTTTAACAAGAACGATTCCGGTCTATATTGGCTGTCCTAATATTGATAGATATTTTAACGCAAATGGAATTTGTATTGCAGATACGGTTGATGAAGTAATAAAATGGTGTAATCAAAGCACCCCCAACTCATATTTTGCATACACTATCGCAATCGAAGAAAATTTTCAAAGAGCATTGCAATATGTTAACTGGGAAAACTTGCTAAAGGAAACAATACTTAAACTATTATGAACAGAGGTTACATAAGACTACCGAGTTATGGTTATGGGTTCTTCAGTAACTTTTTTCGTATTCTTGACCACATTAAGGTGGCGACGGAACAAGGATTAGAACCCTACGTTGACTGCACTCATACCGCATGGGCTAATAGGTATAATCCATTCACGGATGCAAGAGCACCCCGTAACGCAGAAAACCCATGGGACTGGTGGTTCGATCAACGTCCGATAGCAAAAGATGACAATGTAGCTAAAGTAGAACTTGATCATCTAATATTCATGCACCACACTAAGATATGGAAAAGGGCAGACGTGCCGGAGTTCAGGGATGTATTTAAAAACCACGTAAAGATCAAACAACATATACTTGATAAGGTAGACGAAATATACGAAAAAGAGTTTAAAGGTAGGACGGTTCTTGGTGTTATGGCAAGGGGTTGTGAGCTTAATGCAGGACATCCTGAATATGGCAATCAGCAATTGGACGATTGGTTACGCAAGACAAAAGAAGTATTATACGACAACAAAGAAATTGACAAGATATTTGTGGTAACGGAGGATAGTCATTACTTACCATCGTTTGACACGTGGTTCAACAACATATTCTATCTAAAGAACGTATTCAGGCGCACAGACGAGACACTTGAGTATATGAATAAGTATAATCTCTGGGCCATCATTGCAGACAGAAGGCCAAACCATAGACAACTACTTGGTGAGGAATGTCTTATACAAGCATTACTCCTTAGTAAGTGTGATTATCTTATCTGTAAACAATGCGGGGTATCATCTGCCGCAATGTTTTTCTCGGATAGTTTAAAAGATGTTTATTACACATAACGCCCGGTAAAGTAAAAATAATCCCTATAAATTTGTTTTTCTCACTTATTCGATTTATCTTTGGCAGAAATTAGAACTATGAAAAAACTGATCTTCCTTTTACTTATTTTCTACGCTTGTCAAAAAGACAAGTATGATTTTGCCTGCACAGGATATGTGACTATTTATGTCCCCTGTCCCATTGTATTAGAGATTACCTATGTGCTTAATGATGCAACCTATGATCAGATACATGATTTTGAAAAGTCTAATAATTGCCATTGCCTGCCCTATATTTGCTTACAATGAAAATATTTAAAAGCAAGACTATGAATCTGATAACCAGGAAATCAAAGATGGTTTGTCATAAACTGACTTGTTTGAAGTATTAACATTTAAAACAATTAAAAATGAAAGCATTAACAGACAAAATTATTGACGAATTAGAAATCGAGTTTGACAAGAAGATTTCTGATGGAGATGAGTATTTAGCAGGAATTGATTTTGCACTTGATTTAATTAGAAAACTTGAAAAAGAGGCAGATTTTGAAGAGGTTGCTCGTGTTATGATGAAACATTTAGGTAATGGATTGAAATATCATCCTCATCATATGGTTATTACTACTAACTCAACATGTGAATTAGTAGAGGGGACACAATCAGTTGGTCGAGTTATGGATTATGTTCCTGATTAATTATTATGAAATATAAAACCATAGTAATAGACCCTCCATGGGAATATGGTAAATAGGGGAAGGCTGATCCGCTGACAAGACCAATTTGTTTGTGAGTTTCTAAGATTAGGGATAAAGTTCCGTTTGAAGATAATTAATAAATAAATATTACTAATAATTTTAAAAATGGCAACAAATTATGAAAAATTAAGAATTGAACCTGTTTACGATGGACAAGGACAAACTACTGCAATCTCTACATATAAGGTTGTAGATGAAAATGGTACTGAGCAAATGAGGGGCAGTCATACTAATTGTTATTATTTTATTCATCCAGAATATGAGGATTTGAGATTTAAGGAATAACCAATAAACTCATAGACTATGGCATATATTAAAAAACGAATAAATGGCAAAATGGTAAAAGTTTATGCAATTGAGACTAAATGTAAAAACAGGAAGTGTCTTGTTATTAGTGATTGTAATACTCCCGGTCATTACTATTGCCGTATAAATGAAGTATCTGGATGTCCAATAGAAAAAGATAAATAAGTAAACTCATAGACTATGAAAACAACACGAACTTATTTATCCTGTTGTACTTGGTGCGGAGCAACAGGAATTGTCCCGAATCAGATGATAAAAGGCAGTACAATAACAGCTCCTTTAACAATCGCATGTCCCGTCTGTAATGGCGCAAAAACTGTTATAGTAACAGAAACAATTGATGATAGTCAAAAGGAGATCACTGATGAAGAAATTTTAAAAGAGGCTGAAAGATACTATCCGTTTGAAAGTGCAAAAAGTACAAATATATATGGGGATGAACAAAATAGACCTAAAGTATTCGGATTTTGTCAAGGCGCAAAATGGATGCGTGACAAATTGACTAAAATTAAATAACCATGAACACACTTGAACAGAAAATTGAAAAACTGAAAGAATTACTTTCTCATTATAAGGAAAGTAAAGCAACTACTAAAAATAAGCAAGAATGGATTACTATAAAAAACAAACTTGATGCCGAACTTGCAGCACTTGTTGTATCCTTTCAGCCAGAACAGAAGGAAAAAGATTTACCAAATGATTATGTTAAATCTGATTTCACTAGAATATCTGATCTTTGTTGTGCAGAGATTATAAAACCCGGGGCGGAAGAAATACTTAAAAACTTTATGAACTTTTTAGAAAATGAAACACTTGATATTGTTTATCACAATGAAGAGCAGGGAAAAGAATATTTAATTAATCAGTATCTTAAAAAATATGCTGATCAATCAACTCCTGGGAAAATCGGGGAAGAAGTGACGGATGAAGAACGAATAGTTGGTGTTAATTATTTTGCTGAAGATTTACTTAAAGAGGAGGAAGATGATCGTAAGAATGCTAATCAATCAATTACTGAAAAGATCGGGGCAAAGGAAATATTTAATAAGTATTGTACTCAAATTAACAGGGATTATGCTGAATATATAATATCTAATAAAAAAGGATTAATTAAGGCAATAGAGCGATATGCCAGCCAATTCCAGAAGGAGACTGTGACGGATGTTTCTGGTGAAGAAATAAAATGCGTTATAGCAAATTTCAAATTTCTTCAAGATAATAAAAAAGATGCAGTTGATTATTTTAATAAATGGATGCGTGACAAATTGACTAAATAAAAAGTACTACCTTTGCATAGTACGGTATGCAGAATTCCCGCAAGAATGCCCAAATATAAATGAAAAACAAAAACTATTATATTGTGATTAACTTAAATGACTTCAAAATACGCCTTTGCTCTTGTAAAACAACAGTGGCAAAGATCGTAGGCGTGAATAGAAACACACTCGCTTCATTAAAAGAACGTGCGGTCTTTAATGGTTACCTGATTGTAGCAACACCAATAGAATCAGCACACAAATGACAAACAAAAAAGTATGATGGGAGTCAACGATAATTTAAGGGGGCTATCCTCCTGTGGTTTGTCTTGTTTTGTCGACCCCACCGGCACTCGGAAAGTATTGTTTTTATGTCAGTTAAGATAAAAACTGTTGAGTCATTACAGACGCAACTATATAATACAATATAATAGGCTGAATATCAATAAGGCATGAATAATACATTAAAAAGCATAACAATAAGGCATATAGTAGAGTATAATAACATGCCATATGTAAGACTGTGCCATGTGCATGGGTGTATGTATATACAATGTATAAACAAACAGACAGGCATATTAATAACGAACCACGTATAATCTCCTTGTATATATAAGCATCTTATATATGTATGTTACAATACTACAATCATGTTCTTTGGTTCAAAGTGTGCAGGCCTGCACGCTATAAGTACAAACTATCAGTTAATTCTCTTCTTTGCCTTGTAGGTGCATATTGCTACAGTCAGGCAATTAATAAACCTTTCACAGGCACTAATCTATTAAGGTTTATTCCTTTCTTTAATGATAAGCGAATGAAGTACTATATAAGGGTATTGATTGATAGGGGTTATTTAGTACAGGTTGATAGTTATAATAAATATTTAAGATATAGTATATCTTTAGCGGGCTTACGGGTTATTAAAGAACTCAATGAAAGTTATGATAAGGAGTTAGTTTTGTTTTGTAGTAAGTATAATATTGAGCTTTAGCGGGCATAATTACCTGAATATTACCCTTTTTTAGCATTCGCAAACGTCCATTATATGTGCCTAACGTAATTATGTGCGTTTTAAGACAGTCTATTTTATCCCTATAGTTTACTATTGTCTTGTGTGTAATCGTTTAACCTGATTGATTTAATGATAAGGTTTTTATTCGGTTTAAGACCTTTTTAACATTTGCGGGCATTTCCTGTTATTATTTTGTGATAATGCTTAATTGCATTACTTATTTATTGCTATTTGTTTGCATTGCCTTGTTTTGTGGTTTATCTTTACTCTATAATTATTAACCAAAATTATAAAGCAATGGAAACAACAGTATTAACTATTCAATCAGGAAATGATAGTTTTTATTTTGATCAGAATACAGACGGCACAGTTAGACTATGTAAAAATGAGAAGTATATTAATACATTTAGTTCTATTGGGACCGCATTCGAGTCATACTATGGTAGAAATAAGGCCGTATGTATTGATTTAAGAGTTGCACGCATTGAAACCGAGTCAACCAATAGAACATATTTACTCTAATATTAACCAATTAACACTATAAACCATGAAAACTTTACAGGGCGATATTAAAAAAAGACTTTTACAAGGTGAAACAATTAAATTTGATAATGATGTTGATTGTATTAAGAACCAGCATGATGACTACAGAGGCGGGGAAATTTACTATACTAGCACAAATTCTTTTTTTCATCCATCTTATGTTGATGGTTTTAAAATATGGTTTAACGGAAAATTAATTCATTCATCGAAAACCTTTGCACCCGCAAATAAGAAACTTATGATATTATTTGAAAAATGGAGTTTGAAATTTGAAGAATAAAAAACTCACACTGAGCGCGCTGTTCTACCGGGAAGCGGTGTGAGTATGTCGGCACAAAGATAACATTAATTATTATAACCATAAAAACAATTAACCATGAAAACAATTTTTATTACTATTTTAGTTTTGTTTGTTATCTATTGTATTTTTGAACTTTGCCGGGCATTCATTAAAATGCTCAATTTACCAAAGATCAGATTAAATAAAAAACAGTCGGGTACAGTAATCTTAATTACTTACCTGTCTATTTCTGTTTTGTATTGTATTATTGTATCAGTTTTTTAGTGAACCAATTTATTAACCAATTAACACTATAAACCATGAAAACTTTTAAGTTAAATATCACAATGAAAGTATCAGACAATTGGATTGAATATAATTACGGCCTATCCTTAAGGGAAGTTTTGGACTTTCGTGCGGCATTGGCCATAAAATTACAGGCACGTTGTTTTAAACAAACAGCATAACTAAAAATTATTTATTAACCTTTTAATATTTATTATTATGAAACTTTCAGAAGATGAATATCCAGAACTGGATAAAATTGCAGCCGATATTGAAAAATGGGTTGTTGATGTTATTAATAACAAGAGACAGCATGTAAAAACTGATTGCCCGTATCCCAGTCAATGTATCCTTGAAAAATTGATTGAAAAACTTGAAAAGGACGTATAAAAAGCATTTTAATTTTAACTAAAAACAAGAATTATGAAAACATTAATTACAATGTTATTAATATTGTTATTTACGATAGCAATATTTGGACAATCTTCAACAGTCGGGTTAGATTACCAGACTAAATTCAAATCTGATTACAAACCGGCTAAAGTACATAATAACGAGGCATTAAAGACAATACTCATTTATAGTACCTCAATAATTCTTAATGGTGTCGGTGACGGTTTAAATAATAATCACCATAAACAGTTAGGACACGCCTGTAATGCTTTAAGTATTGGTACGTTGGTTGTAAGTCCGTTTATAATGACCTATAATAAACATAAATGGTATGGTTATATACTCGATTATGCTTTTTTAAGGTATAGTTTATTTGATGTAAGTTATAATATAGCGAATGGACAAAGATATAATTATATTGGTACTACGGCAGGCACTGATATAATATTTCATAAAGCGCCAGCAAATTTTAGAACTTTTACAAAAGGTATAAGCCTGACAGTGGGAATATTTTTACCTATTAATGATTATAAATAATAATTATTAACAAATATTTGCTTTTAACAAAAAAATAACATAAATTTGAACTTAAATTCAACATTATGACAACAGATACAGGATTCTATAATTCAGAAATTAATGGGGAGGCTAAAAAGCAATACATGGAATCACACAATTATGATAGTCCTTTCCTGGCGATGATAATCGTTGTGGGGTTTGCCTTGTTTTTAACATTTATCTTTGGGGTAACGTCCATCGTTAACTGGATATATTATTTAATAATTAACTAATTATGAAAACAAATTATGATAAACTACCTGAATTGGTAGAAATATCGGGAACAGGTATCCCCTTATTAACAGCAAAACTTATAAAAAGAACAGAAGATAAGGCGATATACTACCGATGGGATAATATATGGGAAGTATTTCGGGTAAAGATAAAAGGGGAAGGACAGGTATTTGGTAAAACCTATCCAAGACGAGAAGTCTATCCCGGAAACGAAGATTTCGGTGTTACGGCATGGTGTTATCGGGAAGAAAAGAATGCGGAGATGAGGTATAACAATATTTAAGGATACGTATGTTCCATATATGCCCCATATACAGACAAACGTTCCTTTCGGGGGTAATCCCCCACAAAAGACATACCATGCCATATATGACGTACATTAATAATAACAACACTATAATGAGTGATTATAAAGCCATAAAACTTCTAAAGTCCTTACTTAAAAATAAGGATAAGTGGGAATTGTATTCATATATACCAACAAATTTTGAGAAGCAAGGACAAAAAGCAATAATACATGCAAGTAAAAAACTCACTAATATATCTTTGCTTTCTTTTTGGCGGAGGTATAAAATATGGGTTGGATCAGAACCACAAATAAGTGATTGTGATGATTATTTTCATACGTTTATTGCACAGGTGGCTTTTGATATGGCAATGGATGTGCTCGATAAAGAAGAAAAGATTTACTTTAACGAAACAGGGTTTTTTACTTTTAAATTCATATAACTAAAACTCAATAATATGAAAGAATTTATTAAAATTTTTTTAACATTATTCTGCGGGTTGATATTTTTGGCAATGCCCGCTATTGTTTTTGCGATAACAGAAAACTCCTTATGGCTTTTAACATACTTTATTGCCATCCCCGCAGCAGGGGCATATTTAATTTGTAATTCATAGTGGTAAAATTTAAATTCATACAACAATGAAAGCGGGAAGTTATTCAATAAAATGGCGATACACGCCGACAAAACAAATCACTCAATGTCAAATATTGGATGATAACGGTATTATAGGTGAAGGTCAGGCTTTATTAGCCCATACCGATCGGTTTTGTAAAAACACGGGGCGTAAAATTAGCCTCGCAAGAGCTATGTTTGATGCAGACATACCCAAAACAGAGAGAATTGTTTTTTGGGAATTATATCGTAATATGAAAATAGGAGGGAGATGGTAATATGAAAATACTATTTAAAGATAAGGAATTATTGTTCTGGTTAACCATAACTATTGCCTGGTTTGGGTGGATAGTCTATACCATGTTAACTCATTCCTGGTAAATGCCACACACCTGTAAAATTGACGGTTGTAATAATCCTGTCTTTGGCGGGGGTATATGCAAGTATCATGGGTATACAAGGTATATGCAGGGGGGTGATCTGTTTAAACGTAAACCGCCTAGGTTAAAACAAGATAAACCTCCCAAGGAATCAGTTAAACGTAAAAAAGAGCATATTTATTATTCTAAGGGATGTAAACAGCTCGAACAGGAATTAAGAGAAAAAAATAATGGGAAAATATTCGATTTTTTTACGGGGCTTGAGATTAAAGGACGGGTTACATGGCATCATTTACTGGGTAGAACTGGTGACTATTATTTAGATAAAAATTTATTAGTCCCCGCAGAGAATAATGAAAATGATGGACATCTTTTCTGGCATAGGGCAACACTCGAACAAATGAAGGCCACTTCTTGGTATTCGGATTTCTTAATCCGCCTAAAGAACAAATCCCTACAAGCATATGATAAAGAATTAAACAAACAAACCAAGAATATAAATCTTTTTGATAAAGAAATAGACGAATAAATTTGCTTATTAAAATAATTTGATTTACATTTGAAACATTATTTAAAATAAAACTATGAAAAAACTTGAATCATTAACAAAAGAACAAGAAGATTTGATTCCAATAGTTAGACAAAAATGGCTCGATCAGTTCTTTAAAAACAAAGGCGTTTTAAATAAGCCACTATTAGAAAAACAAATTGAGTGGATGTATGGGCGATTAGGATTTCAAAAGCCCATCGTTTGGTATTGCGATTCGCCAATGATGGTTCAAATGGTTATTAATATCCTGAAAAATATTCCCAACACTGGGGATAACATTCGGGCTAACCTTCGGGCTAACATTGAGGCTAACATTGGGGCTAACATTCGGGCTAACATTCGGGCTAACATTGTGGATAACATTGTGGATAACATTGTGGATAACATTCGGGCTAACATTCGGGCTAACATTGTGGATAACCTTCGGGCTAACATTGGGGCTAACATTCGGGCTAACATTGTGGATAACATTGTGGATAACATTGTGGCTAACATTGGGGATAACATTCGGGCTAACATTCGGGCTAACATTGGGGCTAACATTGGGGCTAACATTGTGGCTAACATTGGGGCTAACATTGTGGATAACCTTCGGGCTAACATTGAGGCTAACATTGGGGCTAACATT